ATGGCAACTTTTAAAGCGGTCGTTCTGGCCGGTAATTTGCATATAAAATCAGACGGAACAAAAAATATTAAGATCCGTATATATCATAACAAGGCATCGCAGTATATATCTACTCCCTATTATATACAGGAGGACTACCTGGGTAAAGATGGAGTGATCACTTCCGGGTACCGGGATGCAGATCTACTCAACTACGAGCTCGGTAACCTGATTCAAAAGTACCGAGGTGTCTGTATTAAGCTAGGTATCGAACGAGTGTCACGCATGAGCTGTATAGAGGTCAAGGAGCAGATCGCGGCGGCTATGGAACCGGAATATGAGTTTATAGACTTCATCGCATTCTGTGGGAGTGTAATTGATAGAACGGATAAGCCGGCAACCCGGGAATGGTATCAAACAGCCTTGAACTCTTTATGTTGGTTCTACAACCGGAAAAAGATCGATGTCCGGGATATAACAGCCCAACGCCTAAATGAATTTAAACAGCAGCTATCGGTTGCCGGCCAGGGGGGAAAGCCGCTTTCTCCTGGAGGGATTAGTAACTATCTCCGGGCGATCCGGTCACTATTGAATAAGGCTAAGATATATTATAATAATGAGGACTATGATATCATACGGATACCGAACGACCCGTTTTCAAAGGTGAAAGTTCCCAAGTATCGCCGGGAGCGCAAAACGATCTCCGCTGAAGATATTATCCGGATCCGAGACGGGCATTTTTCTACCGAGCGGGCGAATATGGCTCGTGACGTCTTTATGATTATGTTTTACATGATGGGGATCAACGTAAAAGACTTGTATCAGATGCGAGGAACCAAGAAAGGCCGGCTTGAATATGAGCGGAGTAAAACCGAAACGGAAGATAATGTATACCGGTTCCCGTTGTCGATCAGGATAGAACCGGAACTGGAGCCTCTTATTAAACAGTATAGTGATATCGCTTTCCTGTCGTATTTCCGTAGGCAGTACTGCAATCACAAAAACTTCATGAAGGCGGTAAACAAAGGCCTGGAACAAATTGCAGATGAATTAAACCTGCATTGTAAGTTAACAACGAACTGGATTCGTCACAGCTGGGCAAGCATTGCCAGGAATAAAGCCGACGTACCCAAAGCAGATGTGGACTTCTGCCTCGGCCATGTGAACAATGATTATAAGATGGCTGATATTTATATAGAGATCGATTACTCCATATTTGACAAATCAAACCGAGCGGTTTTGGATTACCTCAAAAAAATTTCTCAAAAAAAACAGGCAAAATGTTTGCAGGTATAAAAAAGCTCCCTATATTTGCAGCAGAGAATTCGAGTTGGATTTTAGACGAAAGTTTGAAGTCCAACTTTTTGTGTTTATACACTTTGCTTCTTTCTTTCCCGTAAACACCCAATAAATAACGACTTACCTGGTGCCTGCATAAAATTTGGCACTATGACAATATCCATTTCTAAAACATCGCTGCTGAACAAATTGCAGCTTTTATCGAAGATTATTCCTTCGAAACCATCACTGCCGATCCTGGGCAATTATCTTTTTGAAACAAAAGAAGGTCGGCTGTTTCTTACTGCATCAAATAGTGAAGGGCGAATAATGACAAGCCTGGAATGTATTTCTGACGAAGACATGTCTGTATGTGTTCCGACTGCAATTTTAGATGGATTAAAAACTCTTCCGGAGCAACCGCTAAACATCTATATAAATCCGAATAATAAAGAGATCTTGATAAAATATAGCGGAGGTAAATTTGAATTTATGGGCTATGAGACAGTATCCTATCCCAGTAAAAAAGAGTTTGATTCGTCAGACTGTATCAATACGACTGCCGAGGAATTTTATAACGGAATAGCTAAGGTTGTCAATCTGGCAGCGGAAGACGAACTCCGTCCTGTAATGAGTACTGTGCTTATTGAGGCTTCTCCTAAAGCTCTGACCTTTGTTGGCACAGACGGACATGGTTTAGGTTCTTTCTCCTGTAAAAAAGAGTCTTGTATCAATAAAGTTTCGGTTATTATAAGCCGGCCTATGGCATCAATATTGAAAGGCATTGTACCAGCTTCCCCGGATGATCTGCAAATAAAGGTAGGTGCAGACTGGTCTGTTGTCACGGTAAATGACTTTGAGATTTCGTTCCGAAACGTTGAAGGCCGATATCCTAACTGGAAAGCTGTTATTCCTCATAATAATCCCCTGGAGCTTGTGGTAGATACCAAGCAGTTGATAGGAGCAATTAAACGTACATCAGTCTTTTCTAATAAATCAACTTGTCTTATTTTATTCAAAGCCGATCATGACCGACTTGTTGTGTCGGCAAATGATTTAGACTTTTCCACATCAGCAGAAGAAATGCTATCCGCAGAATTCAAAGACGAATTTAAGATAGGAGTAAAAGGTTCGCTTATTTTAGAGATGCTCTCCTGCATTGACGATGAACGTACCAAACTAACATTCAGTCAACCTAATTCTGCTATTCTGATAATGCCAGAAAAACAGCAGGAAGGCCAGAAACTCACCTATTTATTAATGCCCATGACAATTCAGTAAGTTATGAAAGATTTCAAAGATATAATCCAGAAATATTTGGAACAGCGAGCTGCAGAAGATGTACTGTTCGCCCCTAAATTATCCAATCCAAAGAAGAGTGTGGACGAATGTTGCCGGTATATTTTAGGCGAAGCGCGTAAGCGTGGCAATGAGGTTGTAATGGATGACAGTGAAGTCTATGGATTGGCGGTACACTATTACGATGAAGACGATATTAAGGTTAGTGGATCTGGCACTTGTAAAGTGTCAAGTAGGCCTCAAATCGCACCGGCAAAGCCCTTGAGTCAACAGTCGTCTGTGTCGCCGTTTAAGCGCGGGAAGGCAAAAAGAGAAGAAAATAAATTACAGTTATCTTTATTTGATTGAGTCATGAAACCGAGAACTAAATTACAGTTTCAGGTAATAAGGTTGAGTGAAACATTACCTGATATCGAAGATAGGATACTTTCCTGGGCGAAAGTCGATTGTTTGGAACATAGAGGATATGCAACAAAGAAAAAGGTTGTTTGTATGGATTGTGGGCAGACATTTTCTCCGGATTTGGTTAAGCGTAAACGTGCTGTTTGTCCTCATTGTCAGACTAAGATATCGGTTGAGCAATCTCGGAAGACTACCGACAAACAGCGTGTATATGTGGCAATAGCTGAAATTCATGACGATTTTCAAGTGATTCGAAATTTTGATATTTACGCTTATTATAGAGCCGGTAAGCAGCCTCACTATTTTGTGCAGGAGATTCTTCAGCATTGGATTTTGCCTAATGGAAAACGAGAGGTCATATCCCGAAATCATGCTATCAATTGGTATTGTGACTCTTGGGGTGGTAAGATGGAGATTAGACAAAAGTCTTATACATCAAAATATGATGTATATCCTTATAAACTGCATCCATCTTCCCGTTTTTGGCCGGAACTGGAGCGCTGTGGGATAGATTATAGATTGCAGGGTATAACCTCTCTTGAAGCTATTACTCATATCCCTAAAAACCCGCAAGCAGAAACGCTGTTGAAGGCAAAGCAATACAATTTACTGCAATATTGTATTGAATATCCAAGCCGGGTTAATAGGTATTGGCCATCTATCAAGATATGCCTGAGAAATAAGTATATCGTTAATGATGTGAAAATGTGGATTGATTACCTAGACTTACTATCCTATTTTCAGAAGGACTTACGAAATGCGCACTATGTATGTCCTGCAAATGTTAAACATGAGCATGATAAATTAGTTGCTAGAAAGCGAAGATTTCAAGAGAGAGAAAATCTTGAACGTAAACGGCGAAAAGCAATTGAAGATGATAAAATATATCAGGAGCTAAAAGCTAAATTTTTCGGGATAGAGTTTGGAGATGATCTGATTCATATATCAGTTCTTCAGAGCGTTAAAGACGTTATGGAAGAAGGAGATGCTATGCATCATTGCGTATTTACGAATGAATATTATAAAAAGAAAGACTCTCTTCTTTTGTCAGCCCGAATAAAAGATAAAAGGCTTGAAACAATAGAGGTTTCACTAAAAAAGTTTGATGTACTTCAGTCTCATGCCGCCTGTAATGGTATAAGCGAGTACCATGATCGGATAATCAAACTGGTAAAAAAGAATATGAACTTGATCCGTCAGAAAATGACGGCGTAAAAAATTGATATGCCAAGAATAAGAACCATAGTGCCGGATTTCTGGGAAGATGAAAGGTTTTCGAACGTATCTCTTCAGGCTTGGCTGCTTTATATAGGTATGAAAAACTTTGCCGATGATAGCGGTGTCATTCTAGCTAATGAAACTATCATTAAGTCGAAAGTCTTTCCTGCCCGCGAAGATATTCGTAAGCAGCAGGTTTCTGGGTGGCTGCAAGAACTGATTGAGAACTCTATCCTTGTACCTCTTAAATACGCAAATAAGAGCTACTACGTGATGGACTTTTCCAGTGAGCGCATCGACAAACCGCAAAAGTCAAAAATTCCGGCTGAAGTGATAGAAAACGTTCTTGCCGGCAATAATCAAAGTAATCCGGGAACATTCGCGAATGATCTCGAACAATCGGAAATGTTCGATCATACTCCTGCTGTAGAGGAAAGGATAGGAGAGGATTGTAAAGGAGAGGAGGGAGATACGCGTGCAGGCACGCACGACCCCACCCCAAAGCCGGAGAAACCGAAAAATGAGAATTTTGAAAAGTTCAAACTATGGATTGCGGATAATGCTCCGAATGTGGCAAAGCTTAAGGAGCCATTTACCGAGGAGCAATTCGAGCGGATAAAGAAAGAATTTCCGCTTCAGCTGATCCAGGATACTCTTGTCTCGATGCATAATTTTCGAGAGCTTTTGAAAAAATATGTTAGTGCGAATCTTACGTTTCGGAAATGGGCGAAACGTGACTTAGAAAAATATCAAAATGGACAAACAACAAGCAATGCAGGTGTTAGCCAATATCGATCCGACAACCGGCGTACTTCCTCCGGAACTGATGCCGAAAACAAAAAGCGCGAGCGTGAGCATCTTGGGGACCTTGCCGATGCCATATTACAACAGTCTGCATCCGAAAACAGTAAATGACGTGTTCGATAGTCCTTCGTGTTCTATCGCCGTGATAAATAAGGAGTTCGGAGAACTTCATTTGCGTGCATTCATGGTTAAAGTATTGAATGATCTGTTGGACTTTTTCAATATCGGTAAGACGATGGGAGCCGTTCAGGTTGCTAGTACTGCAGATCTGATTATTGAGGAGTACTATTTCCTGAAACCGGATGATTTCAAGCTATGTTTCACCCGGGCGAAGAAAGGATACTACGGCAAGGTCTTTGACCGGATCGATGGCCAAGTTATTTTCGAATGGTTGAACCAGTATACCAATGACCGAATGACAACGGCCAGCGATACGAGTCTCCAGGAGGCAGAACGATTTAAGGATCTTCCAGGTGAGCGAACATCTAGCCTATTGGAGCAGGCTGATCATGATTTCAAAAAGTATGATTTTGAACGTAAATACAAAGTTGAATAATGAAAGCGATAAGCATAAAGCAACCGTGGGCTAGCCTAATAGCTCACGGTATAAAAGACATCGAGAACAGATCCTGGAGAACAAATTACAGGGGATGTGTCCTGATCCATGCTGGCGCCAGTAAAAAAGAAGGTTGGCGTTTGAATGATTTACAAAAAGTCCATTTGTGGCGATCAGGCAACGCTCTATACAATACTGATTTTGATAAATTGCCTTTTGGCTCCATTATTGGAAGTGTGGAAATTGTTGATTGCGTTCAATCTCATTCTTCCGTTTGGGCGGAGAAAGGAGTCTGGAACTGGGTGCTGGCTAATCCAGTCCTATATCAGGCACCAATACCCACAAAGGGGAAACTGTCTCTTTGGGAGTTCGAAGGCCTCAGAGAAGTAAAAATTAAGTGTCCGGGGTGTGGAAGTATTGAAACTGCTGTAGAGAACCATCTTACAGAACCATTCTCTACGTATGTACATACATGCTGTAAGTGTGAGTACATTATTCTGGAAAGTGAGTGGAATGTGATTAAAATAGATAAAAGTTATGAGTGATATAGATATTTCAACCCCGAATACAGCTTTCAAGAATATGCAAGATGGTTCGATACTACTGTTTCAGAAAAACTCAGACGGTACATTTTCACCGTTAGCATTGAATCGCAGCTTGGCGGAAATAGTTCAGCGGATATTAGTCGAATTCAGCGAAGAGGCACCTCTTGCTGTTGTTAGAGAAGTAAAATTGAAGCAATTATAAAAATAAGCGATATATGAAAGCAACGAAAATTTATTATCAAAAGTGCTTTAATCTAGGCAATTATCAGAATGAGGTGGTTGGTATAGAGCTTGAGATTGGAGAGGGTGAGAAAGCAACTGACGTACTCGAAAAGGCAAAGCAGTTTGTAGAAAGTAAGGATTTGATCTCAGTCAGCATTCAGGAGTATGAGGACTGTTTGCGTATTGCTTCCGATCCTGACAATTATACAGGCAGACAGGTTCGGGAGGCTAATGAGTTCCTTGCTAAATACAAGGATAAAGACGATTTACCATTCTAATCTAAAAAGGAAATGAGCAAAGTATATTACAACCGCCGTATTTGGCTTAACCCTGAAAATTCGCGCTCAACCGGAAGTCTCGTTTGTTTTGACGGTATAACGGAGTTTTCTGACGGTACTGACCGAGATTCATTCATGGAGATTGCTGATTGTCACGGAAAGGTGCGACTTCACAAGTTAAACGATGATAGCGTAACCGAGTTTATACAAAAACTCTCTGCGATACGCAATGAGATAGATTTTTTCATCAATCATCTTAAAACTAAAAAGAACTGAACCATGTTGCAAAGCAAAATAGACAAGGCTATTGATACTCTACGGAAATATGAGAAGCTGGCTTTAAAATATTCACCCGACGGGTTTCACGTGGCTTTCTCCGGTGGCAAAGACTCACAGGTAATCTATGAGCTTTGCCGGATGGCCGGGGTAAAGTTCAAAGCCTACTTTTACAAAACATCTGTTGATCCGCCGGAACTACTTCGGTTCATCCGGTCAAATTATCCAGATGTGACCTGGTTGTATCCGGAGAAAACGATGTTTCAGCTTATTCTTAAAACGAAGATGCTACCACTCCGGAACCGCCGCTACTGTTGTGCAGTAATTAAGGAGCGCCGAGGACTCAATGAACTTGTAGTGATCGGCATCCGGAAGGAAGAAAGCGCGCGTCGGGCAAAGCGTAAAGAGTTTACATCTGATTGTAAACTGGGATGTGATAAGCCTTTGCTTTCTATCATTCTCGACTGGACTACTTCGGAAGTTTTCGAGTTTTTGGAATTGCGAAATATTCCCGTTTGCCCTCTCTATGAGATAATGGATAGAATCGGTTGCATTGGTTGCCCAATGAATTGTAAAAGCCAACGCGCTGAATTGCGCATGTTTCCATTGTACCGCAGGGCGTATATCAACACAATTAAAAAGTTACGGAACAGGTACGGAAGGTATATGGAATTCGATTCAGCCGAAGATGTTCTTAACTGGTGGTGTTCCGGACTAAGCAGAAAGGTGTATCTGGCGAATAAGAAACAATTAGAAATTCAATTTTAAAAAATAACGAATAATATGAATAGAACTTTTATTTTAGATTGTATATCCCTCATTCAAAGTAATGAGAATCAATTTATGACTGATGGAGAATTCAATGAATTGTGCGAACTGCATCAAATACATGAAAATTATGCTATTCAACAGCTTTTTGCTATTGATTTATTTGTAAGAGTAGATAATGGCTTTTTTCTCAAAAGTATAAATGACTAATAATTACAATTAAAAACAATTGAATCATGAAAGGAGTAGAATTGGGATTAATCATATCAATAGTCATAATGATTATCTGGCTACTGTTTGTCGGAAACATATCGATCAGCTTGAAGCCATTTAGCTTTCACCTTCCCTTTTGGCATAGATCGTTAGGCATATTCCTGGCGGTTGCAGGCTTTCTGATCTACAATATAGGAGAACATACGAAAGGATATTCTGACGGTTTGAAAAAAGGTGAAGAAATGACTTGGGAGGCTATAAACAAGGTAATTAAAGATAAAAAAGATCATGAAAAAGATAATGTTCAATGATCGGTTCGGTCTGACACAGTCCGTATTGAAAGGTCGAAAGACTATGACCAGAAGAATTATTCCTAATGTTTCGGGGATAAGAAAGTCTCCCTTTGTTAAAAGCGGGTGGGAAGATATTCACGGGTATGAGTTGAAGCCCAAATACCAAATAGGTGAAGTTGTTGCAATAGCGATGAGTTATGAATACATTTTCTATGATCTACAGTGTGGATTACCTGATGAATGCAGTATTGGCGCTGGATGGAAGAATAAAATGTTCGTGAAGGCTGAATATATGCCTTGCAAAATAAAAATAACCAATATTGTAGCAGAACAGTTACAGGACATTTCAGACGAAGATTGCTTGAAAGAAGGAATCTACAAGCTTTGTTCTGCAAACGGTAACGGCGGTATTTCATATTCCTTTGTCGGAGCAAGTAGCAACAAGCATATTGGTTTATACGCTTCCCCTCGTGAAGCTTTTGCCGTCCTCATAGACAAAATTTCCGGTAAGGGAACATGGGAACGTAATCCGTTCGTCTTTGTATATGAGTTTGAATTAACCAATTGAAGTAAAACTAAAAAACAGTGAAACAATGGACTACAAAGAAAGAAAATTCACAATAGGTGGCGGTGAATTGACCTTTAGAGGTGCAGGATGGCAAGGGTGTTTGAATATTCTTCCCTATCTAGTAATTCGCAAAAATCCGATTCGTACTGACTGGAAGTGTTTTTCTATTGAATTTGGCTGGCTTATGTGGGCTGCCGGGTTCTGTTACACTAAATATTAAAAAGAAGTGAAGCAAATGAATATAGGTTTACTAGCCGTTGATAGCACTTATCCGAACATAGCGTTGATGAAGATCAGTGCTTATAACAAAGCGCGTGGTGATAAGGTAGAATGGTATAATCCCCTCTGTCATTACGACAAGGTGTATGCGGCGAAAGTATTTTCGTTTACTCCGGATTACAGATACTACATTAATGCCGATCAGGTTGAAAAAGGTGGAACCGGTTACGATATATCAAAAAAACTGCTGGAGGATATAGACCGGACATATCCGGATTATAGCTTGTACGGTATTGATAAAGAGGCTTACGGCTTTTTGACACGTGGATGCCCGAATCGGTGTAAATGGTGTGTTGTTCCGGCAAAGGAAGGTGGTATCGCTCCGTACATGGATATCGAAGAAGTTGCAGGAAATCGAAAGCATGTGATTTTAATGGACAATAATGTTCTGGCATCCGAATATGGATTACAGCAGATCGAAAAGATTATTTCCATGGGGCTACGAGTTGACTTCAACCAGGGGCTGGACGCAAGGTTAGTTACCGATGATATCGCTCGGCTTTTGGCTCGTGTGAAATGGATAAAGCGTATCCGATTCGGCTGCGATACTCCGTGGCAGATAGCAGAGATTGAACGGGCTGCAAAATTGATAGATAAGTATGGTTTCAAAGGTGAGTACTTCTTGTACTGTATCCTGATGGACTTTAAAGAGTCGTTTCACAGGGTCAATTATTGGAAGAGCGTTAGCCGTCGATTTGTACCGCATTGTCAACCTTTCCGGGATTTGAACAACCCACGCCAAATCATCCCACAATGGCAGAAAGATATGGCTCATTGGGCTGACCGGAAAGAACTCTATATGAGTTGTGAATTTAAAGACTTTACCCCGCGCAAGGGGTTTAGATGTAGTGAGTATTTTAGTTAATATCTAAGATTATTTGTTATGTCCTGGAGCGTGTCGCTTAGCTGATTTTTCACCAGTGATCTTTTTAGCTTGTCCCGGAGGAATCGTTTTTACCTTGTTCGGTTTATGGTTCACGTGAACACGAGTAGCACAAGATGAGAAACTAATTCCCATAGCGACAATGAAACTAGCCAGTAGATATTTTGTTTTCATAAAAAATTATTGAAATTAAACTTGATGCAAATATATAACAATCCTAAGGACTAAATAGATTAATGGATATTTCAAATCACGAAAAATGTGAGCTAAGAAAGTCTTCAGTGAGTGATCCTGGGGACTTTCTCATATCCTTTATATCTTATATGAAACTAAGATATGAAAACGCAAAAATGTATAGCCTGTGGCCGGGAAACGGTTTCTGTGATCAAAACTGAAGAAGGGCATATCTGTTATAATTGCTACTCTGATAAAAAGAACCCTCCAAAACAAAAGCAACATCATGACAATGAAGAAGCCCGGATTCAGACGGAGTTCTTCGATAAAGTTCCTTTGTTCTTTCCAAGCCTTCCGGACCGGCTTCTCTTTGCTGTCCCGAATGGTGGCAGCCGGCACAGGATAGAAGCGGCCAATATGAAACGCCAGGGTGTCAAGCGTGGCGTGGCCGATGTAATCCTTCAGATACCGAAAAAAGGATATGCTTCCCTTTGTCTCGAGTTTAAAACGTCGAAAGGGAAACAGTCCGACGAACAGAAGGAATACCAGCGCCAGGTTGAGATGGCCGGGAGCAAATATGTAATTGTTCGGAGTGTGGAGCAGGCTATCCGGGTAATGCAGCAGTATTTGGGGAAATAAATAAAATAGTATGGATTTGGTCTTTTATATATTATAGGAAAAGATATGGCTAGAGGTCGGAAAAGTTTATTTCGGGAGGAGTATATTCAACTAGCGGAGAATTATGCTTTGTTAGGAGCTACCGATGACGAATTGGCTGATTTCTTTGGTGTATCAAAGCAAACTCTCAACAAATGGAAGAAAGATTATCCGGAATTTCTTGACTCCTTAAAAAAGGGAAAGGATATTGCAGATTCAAATGTTGCCTCAAAATTGTACAACCGTGCAATCGGTTACGATTTCGAGGAAACGCATACTGTCCGCAAGAATGGTCTGGTTGTAGGAGAGAAGCATATCAAGAAGCATCAACCGGCAGATACAACGGCTGCAATATTCTGGTTGAAGAACCGACAGCCGGAGAAGTGGCGCGACCGGAAAGAGTTGCAAATCGGTAATAAGCTGGGCGATGACCTAGAGAGTATGACAGATGAAGAGTTAAGAGCTATTATCCGTGGCGAAAAAGAACAATCGGGAAATATTAATACAGCAGGCGAAAGCGGCAATATTACTGAGGAGACGGGAAGCGAATAATGACTTTTGGTCATATTGTCTTTACCATGATCCTAAGTTCTTTGCTAAGCGACTATTCTTAAAGAAGGTCGCTGACGCTTTTACGCGGGTGTACGAGTCATATATGGCTGGTATCATCCGCCGGCTTGCTGTGTCTATGCCTCCACGAGCTGGTAAGTCTTATATTTCTTCTTTGTTCATCGCATGGATGCTGGGGCACTTCCCTGAGGAGTCGGTTATGCGTAACTGCTGCTCCGATACCCTGTATAATAAGCTATCCTATGATACGCGCGATATTGTCCGGTCGTCCCGCTTTAAAGAGGTCTTTCCCGATGTAAAGCTACGAGGTGATAAACAAAATGTTCACGGTTGGAGCCTGGACGCTGCCCGGCAGGTTAGTTACTTCGGTGCCGGTGTAGGCGGTACGGTGATCGGCTTCGGTGCTTCTATGCTGGCCATGACTGACGACTTGTATAAGAGTCTGGAGGATGCGCTCTCCGACACCAATAACGAAAAGGTCTGGTCTTGGAAGCAGGGAACGCACGACTCCCGTATTGAGGGGAACTGCTGCTCGATCGACATCGGTACCCGCTGGTCGGCCACGGACGTTCTCGGCCGTATGGAGGAAATGGGGAAGTATGACGAAATTATTCGTATCTCTGCCCTGGATGAAAACGACGAATCATTCTGCGAGGACGTACATACGACGGAATACTACCTGGAGCTGCGGGAAGAGACAGAAGATATGATCTGGTGTGCTGAGTATATGCAGGATCCGATCGAAGCGATAGGTTTGTTATTCCCCAAATCAGAGCTCAACCGGTTCAAGTTGGCGGATATCGAAGGTAAGCAACCGGATGGCGTTATCGGTGCCTGTGACGTGGCTGATGAAGGAGATGATAATTTCTCTGCTCCATTCGGTAAAGTATTTGGTGAAAAGATATTCATTACAGATGTAGTATTTACGAAAGATGCTGTTGAAATTACTCAGCCACGCTTGGCACAAACAATACTTGATACTGGTTGTGACCAGATGCGTATTGAATCAAACAATGGTGGTCGCATTTTCTCTATTGCTGTACGAAAGGAAGTTGTAGCAAAGAGAGGGAAATGTCAGATTCAGGCACGACCAACAACGCAACACAAAGAAACTCGCATCCTGATGAAATCCGGATGGATAAAAAAGCATCTGTATTTTCTTGCTGAAGGAGAATACAAGAAAGGGTCTGATTATGATCGATTTATGAAAGGTCTTACCTCATATAAAAAAGAAGGTGGCAATAAACATGATGATGCGCCTGATGGAACGACAATCTTGGCCGAATTTGCTGAATCGATAGGTTTATCCATAAAAAAACGTACAATAAAAACCACAAAAGCTTTAATTGTACGTTAACTATGGGAAAACCTGAAACCAATATTCCCAATTAAATATCGGTTTCAGGTTTTGGTAGTTTACGCTGTACATGAGTTACATCATTATATGAAATCCATAACTCATTATATAATCCCATCTCAGGTGTAGCTAATAATAGCTTACTACTATTATCTTTCTCTTTTACAATCCAATAAACATCTTGGTTACTGTCCAAATATTTATTTTCCCAATATATAGAATCTCCTTCTTGGATATCCTCAAAGCTACATTTGAATATATTATCTACCATATCTTAAATATAAATTATGAAATGTAAAATAAACCAAACGCAAATGTAGCTCAAATATATTAGAAAATAAATAGGTGTGTTTATATTTTATCAGAAATGTATAAAGTATGCCTGATATAGCAACCATTTTACAAGAGCCTGAATTTAAGAAAGTCATTGATGTCTTGTGCCAGGATACGATTGAAGGTCGGGAGCAAGAAGCTTACATCAAAGAGTATAAAGGAGAGCGTACCCGTCGGGAAACATCGGTGGGGAAACGTGAAGATAAACCCATTGATCTCTATTCAGATACGGAGTTTGAAGAGAATGAGGACGGAGAATCAGTCCCCAAGAAGATCGGTACCGATACTATTCCCGTAGCTCGTATCAATACCAATATCCCAAAGAAGATAGTACGAACTGCCGTCGCTTTCCTGTTTGGTGGGGATATGAATATCTCTTTCATGGAGGATAATGACGGTACCGAGTATTTCCGAACGATGGTAGAAAAGAAATTGAAGATGAAAGCAACCTTCAAAGAGTTCGCCCGTACGGTAATGATTGAAACCAAAGCAGCATTATTATTCTATCCAAAAGAAGTTGTTACGGCTACTGGATCAGCCGTAGAACTTCGTGTTCGTTTGCTCAGTCAGAAGAATGGAGAGTTTTATCCACATTTCGACGATTTTGGGGATATGGACGCATTTACTCGGAAGTATAAGGCTATCAATCCTGAAGATGGAAAGGAGCATGATTATGTGTGGATACAGACTGCAGACCAAAATATTACCTCTGTGGATATAGATGGTACGTGGGTGACAATCAAGGAGCCGAACCTGTTTGGTAAGATCGCTGTGGTATATGCCGAACAGGAGTTGCCGGAATGGGAGGATATTGTGTCAGCTATGGATGCAGTAGAGATGCGTATTTCTCGCTTATGTGACACTAATGATTATTTCTCTGAGCCTATCTTGAAAAGTTACGGGGCGACCACACTTCCGAGCAAAAAGACCGTGGGTAAGCAGATAGAGTTTGAGGTTAAAGTGGATCCAGATACTCAAAAGGAATATCATGGTGACGCTGATTACCTGACTTGGCAACAATCAGTAGAATCTATTAAGTTAGAGTTGGATACAAATATCAATGAGGTGTTCTCCGGGACTTCTACCCCAAACTTATCTTTTGAAAATCTGAAAAGTGTGGGCAATATCACAGGTATAGGTATGAAGTTTATGTTCATGGATGCTTTCATCAAAGCGATGGAGAAAATGGAAATATTCGAACCGGCCGTTCAGCGTGCTGCTCATGTTATCATTGCTGGTATTACAAAGATATGCGATCCAACCATGGCACGACATTTTGAGGACAATGATGTCGAGATCACTTTTGGCTCTGTTCTTCCGGATGATTTGCGTGAAGAGATGGAAGTATTATCTATCGCCAACGGGAACAAACCGATCAATAGCCGTAAGACGGTCACTGCACGTTCTCGTTTCACCAAGGATGTAGACGAAGAGATACAACAGATGCAAGCAGAAGATAGAGAAGAGGCATCGAATAATAATCCGCTGGGTAGCACCTTTATGTAAACTATCATGCCTGAGCTATCATTTTACGAGCGACAACATATCCAAAAAATACTGATCCAGCAGGGAGCGATAGGAAATATATTTAATCAGTTCTCTCGTGAGATATCTGGGTATCTACGAAAGTGGACTGAAACTGGCAAGCTGAATGTGTGGGTGCGTAATTCTTCAGTTGAAAAAGGTATTGATCGCTCTTTATTGAATCTGCAGAAAAGTCTTCTTGATAATATTCAGTCTTTTGGTGTTGACGCCTGGCAGCGGGGACAGGTGAAGAATGACGATCTTGTAGAGCGTTATATCAAAGGAATGTCGATCAGCTCTGTTGTAAAAGATGGAATGTTTTACCGAAACAGGGAAGCATTGAAGGCTTTTCAGAACCGCGTAGACAATGGAATCACCCTTTCGGATCGAGTATGGAATATAGTCGATATTACAAAGGATCAGATAGAGTTGTTTCTTGGAAGTGGTTTATCTGTTGGCCGGGCAGCTGGAGAGATCAGTAGTGATATAAGGCAGCTTCTAAAGAATCCGGAAAAACGCTTTCGGCGTGTGCGTGATAAGAATGGCAAGCTGCAACTATCTACACCCATGAAAGATTACCATCCTGGACAAGGTGTGTATCGAAGTAGTTACATGAATGCTCTTCGTTTGTCGGCTACCAATACAAATATGAATTATCGTAAGGCAGACCATGACCGGTGGCAGAAAATGGACTTTGTTCTTGGCATAGAGGTTAAGCGATCTGCGAATAATCACGGTCCGTGTAAGATTTGTGATGCGATGGTTGGAAAATATCCGAAGGATTATGTATTTGTTGGAAATCATCCTTTTTGTATTTGTTTCTGTGTCCCCATCATGATGGACCACGATGATTTTGCAGATTATTTATTAGACGATACCATTCCACAGGGTAAGGTAATCACTCATATACCAGCAGGCGCAAAGAATTTTATCAATAATAATTATGAGGCTGTAAAAAATTCTTATACTGTCAAAAACAATAAAAAATACTTTGAGGATAAACCAATACCAGTGAGCAGTGGATTGACTCAGGCATCAAAAGAGCAGGTTAAAAAGCAGCGTACTGAGATAAAAGAATGGGCGAAAAGTAATCTGGTAGGCAAATCATCTTTCGCGAGTAACTTGAGCGGCCCTATAGAGTTCACTATGACCGGAATAAAGGAGGCGCTTAATCAACCTCATAAGGATCAAACGGCGAAGAATGAAGCCTTGAGGCGTATTGACAAGCTAATTAGCGACGGGCAGTATGTAAAGTTCGCTCCGGATGAAAAAGACAATGCTATGGTTGTGGGCTATCATTATATAGAGATTGACATAGCTGGTGGCAAATCTTATGCTGTTATCAGGGAAATGAGAGATGGAAGATCCATGTTCTATTCGATAGTGGAAAAGATAAAAGGGAAGTAAAGAACTTGACAAAGGATGTGCAATCCAATACAGTCTTCTTTAAATCCCTTTTATTACTACAAATATAAATAGTTTTTTTTGATTATGCGGAAATAAAAGAAAAAAATGTTTCCACACTTATATTTTAAACAGAAAACATTAATGGTATGACAATTTTACAATTAATCATTGCTGCATGTGTAGCAGCTGGTGTTCCAGAAAAATTTGCGGAGCGTATTCAGAAAACATTCAAGATCGAGAAAGAGGAAAGTATCGAAGGATGTGTGGCATTATTCAAGGAAAATATTCTGCCTGCCATTTCGGAAGCAGAGCAAGCAGCGCAAGCGGATGCTAAGGCTGCGGCAATTGTTGAATATGAGAAAAATCATGGTTTGAAGGACGGTAAACCTATCCAGAATCCTAATCCTACACCTCCTAACCCCGCTATTCCTGATCTGTCTAAGCTTTCCCCTGAATTGCAGGCATATTTTAGCACTCAGCAAAAACAGATTGGAGATTTGACCGATCTAGTCAAAGGGTTAGCGACCAGTCAGCAGAAAAATCAAAAAATGGAGCTGGTAAGGGCAAAGATGAAGGGGAAGATTGATGATGATTTTATTGATGACTATATCGGTCGTGTGAACCTGGATGCGGAGAATTTAGATACAGAAGTGGAAGCGCAGGTTAAATCGTATGGCGATATGGTGAAGAGATTCATCACAAAAGCTGTAGCTGAAGGTAATTATATTCCTGCTTCTGGTGGTGTTTCAGACAGCGAGTTCGATAGCTTCTTAAGTTCCGGCACTGAAGATGCTCCGGCGTTCAAAGGTAGAGAGTTATAAATCATTTAATTTTTGATAGTATGAATAATTACAGTACGAAGAAAGAGTATCAGTACATGCCCTTTATCATAAAGGAATTGGAAGATAAAGTCGGAGGTGGATCTGTCGCTATGGCCGATTTGGATAAGTCTGTATCGGATTGTGTGGCACCTGGCTTCTTTGTAGGCCGGGATGATAAGGGATTGTATCATTTGTTGGTTGCTGCTGTTCTGTTTGCTAATGCTGCCGCCGATGCTACATCTTACCAAGTGAAAAAGAATTCTCAATTTAAGGTTGGTCAATTTGTAACTAGTGGCGATGTCGTAGGGGTAAAGGCTTATGCAATTACTGCTATTGACAGAAGTAATCCTCAGTATGACGTGATCACAGTTGGTACTTCTTTGGGTAAAGCCTTGCCGGAGGGAAAGACTTTACATCAAGTAAAAGCAGAAGATGCAACTGGCGGTAAAGGTGTATTGCTGTATACTCCTTATGGAGTAGCCAAAAATGAAATCGATCTGACTAAGAGCCATGCCGAAACAGGCATTTCGCTCCGTGGTTCCTATAATGTGGCAAATATGGCTTACGGTGCACCGAAGGTATTCCGTGATGCGTTGCCTATGATGCGATTTGAAGATTAATATTTAATACGAAAAGTATATGGAAAGAAGTTTATTGAAAGAACTTACGGATAAGCGCTTGAAGGCTTATTTGAAGAAAAAAGAAGGTGTTCCTCGTTATTGGCCGACCTTGTTTCCGTTGGATTACAGCGATGAGCTTACATGGGAAGCCCTGGCTGCTGAATCCGGGAACACGATTGTAGCAGATGTTATCTCTTATGATTCTGCTGCTCCGGAAAAAGGTCGTAAGGTGATCGGAAAGGCTAGTGGGGAAATTGCGAAGATGGCTGTTAAACGCACTATGCGTGAAAAAGATTTTCTGACCTACAAACGTCTGAGCAAGGGAGTTCAAGGGGATGCAGAGAAGCAGAAGATCCTTCATCTTGTGTTTGGTGATGTTGATTTTGTTGTGGATGCCATCGATGGCCGATGTGAACATCTAGCTTTGCAGGCAGCCTCTACTGGGCGTATTTCGTTGAATGCGGAGAACAACAACGGTATTGTAACCGAGACGGATGTAGACCTGGGTATTCCAAAAGAAAATAAATTGTGCGTAAGCAAATTGTTGACGAATGAAGACTTTGATATTTTCGCTGAAGCCAAAAGGGTTAAGACTGCATCAAAGAAGACTGGTAAGGTGAAATATATGTTCATGGACGAAGCCACATTCGATGCGATTGCTGAAACAAAGAAAGTGAAGGAGGCCTACGGTTATTTGTTGACCAGCACTCACGGAACCTATGAAGGCGATCTGTTCCTGGAAGACTTGAACAAGCTGCTTACAAAGAAAAGGTTACCGACTATTATCCTGATCGAAGATTCCGACCTGTCATTTGAGGACGAGGATCATGTTCGCACAGAATTGGAAGGTTGGAAACCCGGTTACATCACATTTGCTATTGACAAGAAGTTCGGCCGTATGCAGCACGGTCCAATTGCCGAGGAAGATGCAGAATCTGTAAAGAAATACGCAATTCAGGCCAAGAAAGGTCATGTGCTTGTTACAAAATGGTCAGACGTTGATCCGGTCTGTGAAAAGGCAAAAGGTGAAGCCCACTGTTTTACGGTAATTGATAACCCTGGTACGTTCTACATCTTGAATACAAACAGCACAAGCAAATTTATTTAAGATGGCGACTGTCCGGGATACTATATTAGCTTTCCCTGCATTAGATGAATGTGAGGATTATCTTGAAAAGATTGTACTTCCTAACCGCTCCTTAGACGGGGCGGCGGAGTACACTCCTTCTAAAGATATGAAGCCTGTTAATTTGGCTGCTGCAGATATGTATGCTATGATTGGCAATAATCCGGACTTTACCGAAAACAAATTATCTATTACCTGGAGTAGCGTTGACTATCTAAAGATTGCGGCCAGGCTGTATCGGCAGAATGGGGAGCCGGAGAAAGCCGAGGAGCTGCAGCCGAAGAAAAGACCTGTTCGTTTAACTGGGAGAGCGAAGTATACATCATGAAGCGACATTCACATACAGCGATTGTAACGGTTCCTGCCGGTTCTCTTATTAAAGGGGAATGGGTGGCCGGAGAACCTCAGGAGATAGAGCTCAAAGGTCAGTATTTTCCTGATAATAGCGGAACTCAAAAGAAGAATATCGACGGGAAAGAACGTCCTGTACATGGTGAGTTTTCGACAAAGGCTTGTCCGGTGCCGAATGCAAATCATATCCGGATCGATAGTATCGGTTTAGATGTCGATATCATCTGCTGGGAACCGTTTCAGTCTCATTCTGTAATCTACGTATAACAATGGCAAAGAAAGGCGGATTAACACCTCTATGGTCTGATAAAGAAGTTGAACGTTGGTTCAATTATCATATTGATCGGGCAGAAGAGAAGATGTATATATTGATGCAACGAGCCGGTGAGGAGTTTGTCAAGATAGCCCGCGAAAAGGGTAAGTATAATGACCATACAGGTAATCTTCGCTCTTCCGTAGGCTATGTGATTGTAGCAAATGGTAAGGTTCTCTCTGAAAACTTTGAATTGTCAGACGAAGGGACAGATAAAGTAACCGGTAAACAGAGAGCTAAGCGCCTAACCGGTGAATTGGCCACGCTTTATAATAAAGGCTTTGTCCTGATCGGTGTCGCGGGTATGAAATATGCTGTTATCGTTGAAGCGATGGAAAATAAGGATGTGATATCTTTGGCTACAAGTCATACTGAAGACTGGATTAGAAAACAAAGTAAAACCCTGTTTGATAAATTAGCGGAAAAAGGATATTAATATGGCGGATCAGTTTGATATAGTTGATATTGTTTATGATGCGGTTGAACCGGCCAGTACCGGCTTTATCCTGTATAAGGATCGATCTGCTGATGGTGAGACAAAGAACCATATCACAGTTCGAATGCTTCCACTGAATGAAACAGAGGTCTTGAATAAGGGGGTGGTCAATGTCAACGTATTTGTGAAGAATCAAGAGAAAAGTAGGCCTGATCGACAGCTAATGAAAGGAACGGTACGAAACATAAAGTCTGCACTGCGAAATATAACACCGCCTCTTGGTATGTATTGGAAATCCCGGATCGTCTGGTCTGAATCTCTTGGCGAAGCAAAAGAAGGCTTCGATTGTACGAATATAAGATTTGAAGTAATTACAGAAATTGATTAATGATATGGAAAGAAGTTTAGCATTAGATATTGACTATCTAGGAGTTGCAGAACCTGGTGATGGTGTAGCAGGAACAGAGTATATTCAGTATCCCGAAATTGATACTGTGACTTTCAACTTTTCAGAACCTAAAGAAATTAGCTTTACGGCTATGGGGAGAGAAGACCCGTGGGCGGTCGTGTCAAAGAAGGGGGATCCTTCAAGTATCGAATATACCATTCCTTCTCCTACTGCAGAAGAGCTTAAGGCTCATTGTGGCGGAACGGTAACTGGAAATAAATGGGAAGCACCTGTTTCAACACCTACAATTATAAAGACGATTAAATTGCAGAGTTCTCCGTATAATGGTAAGTATACAGAGTATGTATTCGTCAAGGCTTCTATTGCTGGTCGTTTGAGTCAGGCTCCAGGAAAAGAAGAGACTGATTTACTGCTGGTGAAAGCTACCATTATGACCCCTGTTTCTGCTGCAGGTGTTCGATCTGCGCCTTACTACCGTGAGGTAAAACCAGTTACGGCTCCGGTTCCTCCTTCTGAGGGCTGAATGGCTAAAACAGTGGTCAAGCGTAAATCAAGAAAAGCTCGGGGATAACCTCGGGCTTTTATATTTTAAAGGAAAACGATTATGGATGCAGGATGTATTAGAGAAGTTGCAAACATGCAGTGTAAAATCGATCAATATGAGTTTTTTTTAACCAATCTTTTGCTTTGGTTAAAATCTCCTGATAAAGAATTTGTATTTGTAGATCAAGGAGATGAAATCTGTAATTGGGTATGGTCAGAAATTGATAAACTGAAGAAACAAATAAAGGAATATGAGTGTAAAACAAGTACTTCAGATAGAGAGTAATGTGGTAACGGATCATCCGGTCAAGATCCCTTTTGAGTTTACTCGGTTAGATCTGTTACCGGAAGGGAAAAAGCTAGGGGATAGCATAGTTATTACTCCGCTTACGGTTCGTACCTGGTTCCGGATAAAACCGCTTTTACTGTATATTGACAAACAAGACTGGGAAATACTGACGGCCAATAAGGACACTGGCTTTAACAGTGAGATCGTCGACCTGATGGCAAAGTACGATGAGATAATCTTTGAGATCGTCTGCCTCGGCATTCACAACAAAAAAGGAAATATGCCGGCTTGGTTCCGGGAGGTTTTAAAGGATAATTGTACCTGGGAGGACATCTATATCCTTCTCAATGCGATCCTGTTCCGGATCGGTTGCAACCCTTTTTCTCGTACTATCACAGCGCTGGAAGCTGTGAGCCCGCTAAGCGAAGAGGAGTTAATAGCCCTTCAAAAGAACAACGAGACCTGGAAGAACCAATCCCACAAAGCAGCTTTATGCTCCTAGTCTCCTGTAGTGAGGCGTTTGGCTATACGCATGATCAAACACTCGATAGTAGTCTTGTGCTGATCCTTGCGATGCTCCGTGAACATGGCTATCTTGTGAATGAGCGAAACAAAGCGTTGTACCCGGATGATAAAGGTGCAGCAGGGAGTGAGTCGGAGCCTGGAGAATGGGTTGAAGTAACAGACTTTGATACCGGTCAGAAGAAAAAAGTCAGGAAAATGAAATCGATATAGTATATATTAGAATAGAGTAGAGAAGTTTTGTCATAGTGATGAATTTTGAATTTTGGCAAAAAAGCCCGGCGGACTGTGAAGTTGGCCGGGCTTTTGTATTAGATATTGTCTAGGATAAAATCTGCTGGGATTCCGAAACAATCACGTAAGCGTTTTGCGATGTTCAGGTTAAGCGCACGTTTACCGTTCAACAATTCGCTTACCCTGGACTCTGATATACCGAGCATTTTAGCCGCTTCTTTTTGTTTGATCTTTTTATCTACCATCTGCTTTTTTATCTCGTCTGTTATCAGTGAGGAGACTTTACCGGGCAGTGGATGATAAGCAGCTTCCCACTCATGGATCGCATCGGTGAGACGGATAAATTCGTCTTTGTCCGACTGTGATAAAAGTTCCATATCGCCAATCTTAGTCCCTTTCGCGATAATTACCTCCATCGCTTCTTTATGTTCTCTATACTGAGCATCGTTTTTGATAATCATACGCCCTCCTTATTAAATAGTTTTTACATCAATTTTATCATATTCCGGATGAGTACCGATAAAGCGGATAACCATGCGGCCAGCGAAAAACGTAACAACAGCTACAATCCGATAATTATTACCTTTGATGTTAAATACATATCGGCTGTTACCTACATAATCGGCAGAAAGAAAATCATTTTTCAAGTCAGAGTGGCTTTTCCAATCAGCAGCCTCACATATTTGTATCCATTTCTGGATTGCCTTGTCTGCATCAGCATGCTTGCGGATGAACTTTTCTAGCTTTTCTGAATCAATGATTTTCATATTTCTGTTGTTTGTTTCTCTTTGATGCAAAGATATAATATAATTCCCAAATGTGGAAGTTTATTTGTCCGAAATTTTTATTGATCTGTTTATATTTTACTATAAACATTTCTATGGGTATAGTAAACAGGGAGGGAGCTTTATACATAGCTACCGGTGTTGATAACTCCGGCTTGTATTCTGGCAGCCGGGAGGCAATGGGGATAATTAAGGCGATGGCCGGACGGATAACATCGTTCGATGTCTTTTCCGGCATAGGTATTAGTGCTGCTACGGCGTTCGCTAGTGCCGCTAAGAGCTCTTATGACTTCGAAAAAGAGTTTCAAAAGAACATGCTGGAAGTGGCTACGATCTCCACGCAGGTAGAAGGCAGTATGACTGACTTTATGAATCGGGTAATGGCTATTACTCAGGAAATCCCGATTAAGGCTCCTGAAGCTGCAAAAGCACTGTATCAGATTGTTTCAGCCGGGCACGATGGGGCAGACGGAATGAAGGTGCTTGAAGTGTCGGCAAGGTCAGCTATCGGAGGTATGACAGATACGGCGACGGCAGCTGATGCTATTACTACGCTAATCAATGCCTATAAACTTAGTGCATCGGATGCCGAGAAGGTATCGGATCAGCTATTTACTACCGCCCGCCTTGGTAAGACAACGTTCGGAGAGCTGGGACAATCTATCGCACAGGTTGCACCGATTGCGGCCAGCTACGGTGTCGAAATGGACCAGGTTCTGGCCGCTGTTGCCACACTTACGAAATCCGGAACTCCAACTGCCCAGGCCATGACTCAGATACGGGCTTCGATAATAGGAGCATCTAAAGTCTTGGGTGATGGTGCATTTAATACTCGTACATTCCAGGAAGGGCTTGCGGAGATTGCGGCTAGGGCTGGCGGTTCAGAATCTAAACTGCGTGAGCTTATTCCGGAGGTTGAAGCGGTAAACGGGGTTCTTGGCTTAACTGGGATCAAGGCTCAAGATGCAGCGGAACATCTTAAGGCAATGAATGACTCGGCAGGTGCCACATCGTCAGCTTTTGAGCTTATGATGAATGATGTTGATAAGCAAATGACGCTTTTATCGAATAATATTCAGGCTACATTGCGCCCGATGGGGGAAACTATTTTGAAAAATGTATCGGAAGCTGCTAAGACCATTAACCACGGATTTGAGACTGGCGACGTTCAAAATAGTATAGAAAATCTCAAGAAGTTGCTTATAGGAGTAGCCGGTGCATATGTGACATATAAGTCTTCTGTCATTGGAGCTTCTGCAACCGAGGCATTCCATTCGGCAAAGGTTTCTATATCTAATAATTTGAAGACGATCCAAAACAGTATCACGGGAGAATCTATCATTGCTAAAGAAAAGGAGCGATTATACCAGGAAGCCTATAATGCTTCTTTGGAAAAGACTATAACAGAAGAACAGCGGGCAAAATTATCTAAAATGAATCTGAAGGCCGGATCTGAAGAGTATATAAAGGCTTTGACAGATCAAGCAATGCAGGAGAAGAAAAACGCCGATAACCTTGTTGAATCTCTTACAAAACAGGTAGAAACGAATAAAGTTAAACTGGCCTCTGCTAAAGAGAACTTGGATATTTCCCAAAAATCAGTTGAAGCTGCGAAGGCTGAGTTTGATGCTGCTTTTGCAGCCAATGATCTTGCAGCTTTGGAAGTTGCTCAAACGAAAATGAATGCTGCTGCCAAGCGTGAGGAAGCTGCAGCAACTAATGTTAGTACGTCTGCAAAGAAATTGAAATCGACAGAATCAAAATTACTCATTGCTTCAACTAATGCGGAGAATGCTACAATCCGAATAAATACGGCTACTACCGTGGCTGATACGGCTGTAACCAATGTTGCAACAGGTGCTAAAAACAGGCTCAAAGTTGCTACTATTGCTTTATGGGGAGTGATGAAAGCTAACCCATTAGGTGCTATTTTGACTATGATCAGTTTAGCCACAACAGCTTATATGTTGTTTGCTGATAAAATTAATGCAGCTGAGACAGCTCAAAGCCGATTAAATAAATTACAAAAGGCTACAGCTGATAATATGGCTAATGAGCAAGCTGAATTGAGATTACTTCTTTCTGTTGCAAAAAATGAATTGATTAGTAAAAAAGATCGTGAGAAAGCGATCAAAAAGCTAAATGATATATCTCCCGAATATCTAGGTAATTTATCGTTAGAAAATTTGAAGACTCAAGAGGCAACGGATTCGATAGATGCATACACAAACGCTATTGAGAAAAATGCGAAGATGAAGGCTGCTCAAGATATGCTTGCCGACAAGTATAAACAACAGTTGGATTTTGAGAAACAGATCGTTGATCTTCAATTGAAAAGAGAAAAAGCAAATAATCGTCCCCAAATGACCTCTACTCAATATGGCCAGGTAATAACTAATATAAATCCTAAAAAGCTTATTGATAATGCTATTAATGATCTTCAAGAGAAAAAAGATAAAACACAAAAAGAGATAGATCAAATTCTATCGTTCGCTCAAGACCAAGTGGAGAAGAAGCCGGTATCGATACCTGTTAATGTTCAACTGGAAACTGAACATTCGTATCTAAATACTCTTTTTGAAAAGAAGGCTGAGATAGAAGCTAGGATAAATGAGAAAAAGGGGCAAGGGTTGTTTGTTGATGCTTTCGATATGGCGGAGTTGGCAGCTGTAAACAAAGAGTTGACTATTACAAATGAGAAAATTATATCCCTAAATAAAAATGTATCAGAAACAGATAAAAAAGAATCTTCTTCTATTACAAATGAAATAAAGGTTGCTACAGAAAAAGTTTCTACTCTTAAGCAAGAACTTGCCGATCTCCGTTCCGGCAAAACAACTGTGGAAGCAGGTAAAACCGTTCAGGCTGTTATAGAGGGTAAGGTTAAAGAATTGAAAGCGGCTGAAGAATCGCTCGCAATACTAACTGGGATAGACAAAAAAGGATCTGAGAGTCTAAAGAAAACAAAGCAGGAACAATCCGACCTACTTCTTGAAATTTCCCGTAACGCCAAGGAGCGTGAAAATGCCGAACGCCAGACCGCTTTAGAGATTGCACAGGCTAAGATAGACATAATGAAGGATGGCTATCAGAAAGAGCAGGCTCAAATCGATCTCAACCACCAGAAAGCTCTTCAGAGTGTCAAACAGCGTGGTGAAGAAATGCTCAAAGCCCAACAGGATGCAGAACGTAAGCAGTGGGAGAAAGATGGAAAGAAGGGTGTATTCACTCCTGCAATCACTTCGGTAAGCCAGTTGCCAATCGAGCAGTTACAGCAGTTAGCCGGTCTTATGAATGGCGTTGTAACAAAGACCGATCATGATAGTAAGGAGCTTTTTGATAATATGATCAAGAAGTATCAGACTTATGCCGAGCAGCGCAAAGAGATTGAAAAGAAGTTCGACGATGAAATTCGTTCCATGCAGGATAAGAACGTTGACGGTAAGTATGATGCAAACATCAAGGAAGCTGAGAAACTGAAGAACAAGGCTCTTTCTGACCTCGATACTAGTATTATCGCAAATAAAAGTATGTGGTCTCGTCTGTTTACTGATACGTCAGCAATGAGTAAGAAGCAGATCAAACAGATATTGTCTGATATAAAGCACCTAACCGATTATCTGGAAGGGGTAGATTTGACTATCCCGGTAGGCTTTACCGAGGAGCAATTGAAATCTTTGAAGGAAGATCCGGAAAAGATCAAAGCTATCTATGACGAGCTGATCAAGAAACAAGAGGAACTGGATGACCGTACGAATTACCCGCTGTCTGGATTTACAAAGGGATTCGATAAACTGAAAGAATCGGCCGATCTTGCCCGTAAAGCGATGAAGGCTACCACGGAGGAAGAAAAGCACAGCTTGGAGTACCAGGCCGAAGCTGTTAAGGCTAAAGGTATGCAATATATTGCTGATGGTGCTGTGGAAGCAGCTGACGGTGTTTCCTTCTTGGCTGATAAACTATCTGAGTTGGCTAAGGCCACCGGTGACGAACGTCTTTCGGAAACAGCAGAACAGTTCGGTGCCATCGCCCAAAACTTTGCGGCTGCCGGTAAAGGTTTTCAATCGGGCGGTTGGATTGGGGCGATCATTGGCGGTGCTACTGATATGATCACTCAAACCTTTTCTGCCTTTGCTACAGCTAAAGCGGAAGCTAAGGAATATGAGGATAACCGGCGTGATTTCCTGAATGAATATAATTTGCTGCAACTGAGGAATAGAATGTCAGCAGAAGATCAGGACAATGTATTCGGTACATCTGCTCTGAAACGTGCATCTGAAGCAGCCAAAGTCGCTCAAGATGCTATGGCTCAGTATACGGAAGAAATAACAAAGCGTACAGCTCCGGAGATAAGAAAGGAGTTCAACAGTCTTGGTGCTGCAATCTTCTCCGGTGGAATGTTCGGTGGTTGGCTGGGATTAGGTAAGAAAGTGAGTAATGAAAGTAAAGTACTCATGGAGTCTTACAAGAAAGGCTATACAGACCTGCAGGCGATGGCGGTTAAGACTCGTGATTATTCTGGATGGGCAAACTTTTGGGGTAAGAAAGACAAGTATACGTCATTGAAGGATCTGGCGCCTCAATTATGGGATAAGGAAACCGGAGATTTTGATATTGATGCAGCTAAAGCTTTTTTGGAAACCAATACGCAGATTAACGATGAACAGCGTAAACAAATACAGAATGTCATTGACTTAAAAGAGGCGTATGATGAAGCCCTGCAGGTCTTGAAAGATGATGTTGCCGATACGTTTGGGTCGTTAGGAGAGGGAGTCTTAGACAGCATTGTCGGTGCTGTTCAGAATGGGGATATTGCAATTAATAAGTTTTCAGATAGTGTAGGAAAGACGTTTGAGAAGCTAGGCAAGAAGATTATGCAGGAGCTTTTCTTTCAGAAAGAGTTCGATAAGTTACAGGAGGATTTATTGAAGACTTATGACCTTGGTAATTCTGAAGCTATTGCCAATTCCCAGATGGATATTGTTAGCCGTTTCTTTGACACGATCGGTAGCAAGATGGATGCTGCAGAGACTTGGCTGGAAGATTGGAAGAAGAAAGCTGCCGAGAAAGGCTTTAGCATCTTTGGTGAAGACGATAAAGATTGGTTGGGCACAACGGCTGATTCTATCACTCAATCTATCCTCAATGGGATCAGGGGCGGGAAAACGGGTATAAAAGAGTTCTCCGGTGACTTTGAGGATGCAATGAAGACAGCTGTCATGAACAGCATAAAGATGCAGTACCTGGAAACTCCTATGAAAGAATTCTATAAGAAGTTTGCAAATTTCTCTGAGTCTGGTGGACAATTAACTAAAGGCGAGATCGAAGAGTTGAGAGGTATGTATAACGACATTGTAACAGGGGCTTTATCCCAATTCGACGCTATCAAGGAAATCTCCGGACTTGATTTTTCGGATACATCTGATAATACCCTGAAAGGAGCTTACGCAAAAGCAAACCAGGAATCGATAGATCTTTTGGCCGGACAAACGGGTGCCCAACGTGTTGCAATAGAATCTATCCGTGAACAGATGCAATTTATCCGTGATCTACAGGTACAGGGGTGGAAAGACGTGGAAGCCATTAAGGTATTGGTCGGTAAACTAAAAGAAGTATCCGATAAGATATATGATGCGGTAGATGAGATAAAAGAGCATACTGGTGAACTGTCTGAATACTCAGAAAGGACGGTTAATGCAGTGGAAGGTACGTTGAATGTAAAAGTGAAGATGTGATGATAATTGACGGAAAGAATATATACAAAGAGTATGATTGTACGCTCTTGGAGGGATCATTCGATACCTTGCTGAAGTATCCGAAGCGGAAATCGGTTAGTTTCCGGAATTGGGCTGAATCGGATGGCATTGATCCGGATTTATCGGTAGTCGAGTTTGAAGCGCGTAATATTCAATTCGAGTTCCTGATGGATGCGTACAGCCCTGATCAGTTCTGGAGGTCGTATCGTAAATTGATCAGCGACCTGTCGGCTACCGGTCACCGGACATTAGATGTTATTCCTGGTATAACTCACAAGCTCCGTTTAAGTGCGAACTCTGCTTATAACTTGCCGGTTCCGTTCAACGCCGGACGCAACTTGTCTACATTTAGTTTGGATTTCGTCGAAGATGATCTGTTCATCCAGCCGATTCTTTATCCGGTGAACAGTATTTCCCTTCGTGGTCAGTATGCAATCAACGGTATTGATTTCGGAGAGTTTGGAATCGGTTCGGATGATGAACAGGATGATATACTCAAGTATCCGGCGATGAAAGCTCCATTTACGGACGGCCGGACTGTTGATCTATCATTGATCAAGACACAGCATAAGCAAATCAACCTGTCGCTCTGGATGCTTGCCGGGAGTGTCGAGGAATTTATGAATAACTATCAGGCGTTCTTTAATCAGTTGACCGGAGCAGGTACACAGGATTTATATATTAATACACTGGCAGGAAGTACACAGGTCTATTATACAGACTGCCCTAGCTTTACGGTAGAGAAATGGAGCAGTGATGAGATTGGCGTACGGTTTACTATCTCGCTTGTTATTCCGGTTGTGAGCTGGGTGGATGCAGGTGGCGATGTACGGTATCGTGTATTAAAAGATCCTGATATGGGCTTGCTGGCAGATGAAAATGGAAAAGTAATAGTCTTTAATTGATATGGGCGAAGAAGAATATGAAATAGTAAGGGCGAATATGTTACCACCGGCAACGAGTGTGTCAGACAATGACATGTTGCTGGTGGTGCAAGGTGGGCGGTTAAAGCGTGTTCCTCCTTCGTTGATGAAAGGGACAAAGGGAGACCAGGGGCTTAGTTCTTATTTGGGTGTTTCTGCTGCGTTTATCCAGTGGAAATTGGGTATTAATGGGGCTTGGCAAAATCTTATTGAAATTGAGAAACTGCGTGGTCCTAAGGGGGAGAAGCCTTTGTTCCGGAAAGTTGGCGGAACCCTTCAGATGAAGTATGAAGGGGAGCCAGACACCGCTTATATAAACATCTTTGACCGGGAAGAATTGAAGATGAAGTTTTCTGATCTGACGGCAGAGGAAGTTGATTTATTGAGACTCCATTTTTCCGATCTGTCGGAGGCTGAAATTAAAGAGTTGCAGAAGCCAGCCCAAGACGCAGCGGATGAATTGAACAAAGTCAAGACCGCATTTGAAGAGTTTAGTAAAACCACGGTACTTGCTGAATCCAATCGCGTTAAAGCAGAAGAGCAGCGTGTAGAAATTGAAAAATTGCGGGTAAAAGCAGAGACGGCTCGTGCATCCGCTGAATCTTTACGTGAAGATGCCGAAGAGTTGCGTGATCAAACCGAAACAGAACGCATAAATGCGGAAGCTGCTCGTAAGGAAGCTGAAAGTAACCGTGTCCTCATAGAAGGGCTTCGGGTTGATGAAGAAACCAAGCGAGCCGCTGCAGAGCTCATCCGTATACAGTCTGAACAGGGACGTGTCACCGAGGAAGGTAAGCGCGTTGAAGTAGAGAAGGCTCGTGTTGCTGCTGAAACCTTGCGTGATCAGTCGGAGAAAGAGCGTGACAAAGCGGAAGGTTTGCGTGATCAAGCTGAATCCGCGCGTGCGTCTGAGGAAGCCGATCGTGATACAGCTGAACAGGATCGTATCACAGAGGAAACAAAACGCGACAAGGCCGAACAGGAGCGTATTGCGAAGGAAGTCAAACGAGTTGAGACGGAAGGTGCCCGTATCGTCGAGGAGCAACTGCGTAAGAATGCCGAGAAAGCTAGAAAAGAAGCAGAGGCCAGTCGGGTTACCGCTGAAGAACTTCGCGAACAAAATACCGTTCAAGCCATACTTGATACCGAAGAAGCTACAGATAATGCAAATGTTGCAGCTAAACGTGCTAATGCAGCTGCGGCAGGTGCGGAAAATATAGTTAAGGGCTTTCAATCAGACTGGAATGTTACCGATCCGGCTGATCCAAACTATATCCAAAATAAACCTGAGATACCAACACTGGACGCTGTGCCAACCGGGGAGACATTAAGCTATGTAAATTCTACCGGAACAACAGTCAGTTTCCGTATCGGTGACGAAGTGCGTGTTTTGGAAGATGGGGAATATGTTTTTTACAGGCTATATGACCTTGTAGATGGTGCTGCATCCTGGCAAGAATCGGGCAGCGGAGCGGCTTTACCTGCTAACATCTACTTGCAAGGAGCTAACTATTATAATAAATCAATAATAAGGATAAAGGAGGGCTATATAAATGAGTAAGAAAGGAGCATTCATCTATCAGCAAATAGAGCAGACAACAGCGGAGTGGGCGACAAATACAACAGTATATCCTGCATCCGTATGGTTGTTTGAGCGATTAGAGTCCGGCAAGTTCAATATGAAACTGGCTGACGGGGTTCATGTGTTCTCTGAACTACCGGCTGTGATGCAGGATGTGACCGTTGTAGTCAAGACAAATGACGAAAGAACCTATATCCTTACGATCACTACGGCTGCCGGATCATTTGACACTCCCAACCTTCGCCCGGCTGACGGCATAGGGGCAACTATAGATGTAGTGAGTAACACTGCTGTTGAATATAAGCTCAAATTGACTTCTGCTTCTGGTGAAATAACCACCCCTAACTTGAAAGGCCAAAACGGGAAAAGCTACGATGATACAGCAGTCCAAAATGCTCTGACCGCATTGCAGAATCAAATCAATGCGCTTGTCTCTGGTAACGCCTCAAGTGCGATCGAGTCTTTCAACGAGATCATAGCATTTCTATCTAACGTGGAAGATAGTCAAACTTTGTCCGGGATCATTGCCGGGATAAATCAAAGCATTGCGAATGTACAAGCCGCAATACCATCAAAATTATCTCAATTGCAGAATGACGATCACACTGTTAAGGATGCAAGCTATGTACATACTGATAATAATTACAACAATGCTGAAAAACAAAAGGTTACGGACTCTTTGCGTTTGAAAGAGTATCAAGATGTCGCATCTCTATCTGCACTTCCTTCTAATGTGTACAATTTGCGTTATGAATACAGAACAGCTACTCCGCAGGCGATTGCTTTTGCTGATTTCAATAGTGTACCGGAAATGCAGGAATTCTATCTGTCTCTTAAAAACAGTTCCGGATCAGACTTTGATCAACCGCTCCCAAATGGTGGGGGCTGGTTATCGGATGACCCTAGTGTAAAGTTACCAAATGGTAAGCCAACCGGTATAAGTTTAAAGAAAGAGTTTGGTGTGATAGTCGTAAGATATTAATTCAATAATAACAAAGATGAAGCGTAGATTCATGGTAAAACGATTGATACCACATATCATGAGAGTAACAAGTTCCACTGGCTTAATTGTGGATGATACTTGGCGTTCTATGGATTTGTTTATAGTAGGCGCAGGTGGTTCTGGAGGGGCTTGGCGTACTTGGGGTGATGGTCCTGGTGGTGGAGCTGCTGGAGGAGAATGTGTAACAATTAAAGATATACGAGTTTCGACCGGAATGAGGATCGATATTGTCATAGGAAAAGGAGGTAGTGCTGTTGTATGTAATTCATATCAGGATGGAAAGCTAGGAGGAGAAACAAAGGTAAGATTAAATAATAGCATTGAATATAAAGCTAGGGGCGGAAATCCGGGGTTAAAATGTTTGTCTGATAATCCGGCGGGCAAACCATGCTTAACTCCCAATGCAGCAGGATATGACAAGCGCAGTGATGCCATAGGGGGGATATTTTCAGCTAGTATTATTGATGTCTATAATATGCATGGAGAATTGCTGAAACAAGGGCTTAATGGTCAGGATCACCCATATACTAATCCGTATATATTCAGATTGGGGGTTCCAGAGTTTCATGAGGAAGGAAATCCAACTCATGCTGGTGGCGGTACCTGTTTTAGTAGCATACAAGTATTGACCTCTTTTACAGAAAAGTCCGGCGGAAATTTCAATAACACTGGAGAAGGAATATTAATCCGCGGAGGAGGTGGATACGGTGGAGGTGGAGCCGGTGCAACATACCGTTCAGGGGTTTCCGGAGCTGGAGGAGATGGCGGTGTGGTAATAAGGTATTATACTTACGAATAAATAAACATTATAAATCAGATGCTATACATACATAAGCAAAATGGATTTTGGGAGTGTGAAGAATTACTTCCTGACTCCTACCTTACAGGGACAACCTTCGAAGAATATGAAAATGGAGGCTATGTTCTGTTGAGTGCCGAACAAGTAGCTTTCCATGCCGCTCATCCGGATGCGTCTCAGATGGAGGTCTGGAACATGCAATTACTAGCTGTACCGGTTCGTACGGTCGAGCAAGCAGTACAAGAGAAATTAATGCAGATAGACATGTATGATCGCTCCGATGCTGTGAATAGTTTCATAGTAAACGGTGTATCTGCATGGCTTACTCCGGATGTGCGAGCAAATTATCGAAGCAGCATTGAATCGGCAGAGTTGTTAGGTGAGACAAATATTACGTTTATCATAGCTGATATAGCCGCAACATCAGCATTGCAAGATGCACGTGTAATGCTAGCGAAGATACAGCGATATGCTGACAGATGTACTCTTGTTACGGAAACACACAAGGCAACTGTTATTGGATTACTGTCAGCGATAGTAGAGGAAGTAGACGCTTATGATTATACTGCAGGCTATCCGGATAAAGAATCATTTGATTTAGTTCAAATCAAAAATATGTCCGAAGGAGGGGCAATGGCATGAGAAATAATTGTTTACAAATGTTAACGGGGGGGGGGGTAGATCCCTTATAAATCAAGAATATAGCCCGCTTACGAAAGGAGGTGGGCTATGATAAGGGCATTTATGAGAAAAAAAATGGATAAAAATATAGTAAGTCTTTTTCATTGCAATGATGCAAATGGAACGGATGCAAAAGGGTTTGCCACTGTGCAAAGTAAAAGCTTGGCGACAGTATCAGGGAAGTTTGGCAAAGCCAATACAGGCTATATGACATTCCCTTCTGGGCAATGGGACGATTTTCTACTCAGTTCGGCTTGGACTATAGATTTTTGGGTTTATCCTCGACAAGCCAACAACTTTGATGTTGTTTTGTGTTTAGGAAGTTGGGGAGGGGGATACGGATGGAGTACTCTTAGATTTGAGCCACATGCAAAGTCTGATACTTGTACATATTGGTTAGATAGAAATGGAGCTCATTTGGTGACAGGAGCTGAAATAAAATTACTATCAGCACAATGGTCACATATAGCTTTTATTTTTAATAAAAATGTAGTATCATTTTATATTAATGGGGAAATGAAGAGAAGTGATAGTCTTATTATTTCATCTTGTGGATCAATAAATTGTATTGGTAAAGGTTGGAGTGCCGGTACTGAATCCGCATCTTATTTTGACGAGGTACGAATTAGTAACATCGCTAGATGGACGAATAATTTTACTCCTCCAACACGACCATATTAGTTCAAAAGGCATGAGAAGTGATGCGAAAATATTGTAGATTTATTATATCTATTATTGTATATGAGTCATAAATTTCATATGTTTGTATCTAAATGACAATTATAAGTATTATGAGTACACAAATTGTAGAATCCATAATAGACACCTCTTTGCATAAAATGTTTATGATAAGGAATGAATTTGAAATAGAAAACGAAAATAATAGGGTTCCAAGTATGAAAATAATATATCCTTGTAAATGGAGATGTGATAAAAAAGATGATATTAGGATTAGCGAACAGGAAATACGTTTTATTTTCACAAGTGAGCTTGAAAATGAAACTAAATTTGAAGGATATTATTCTGTAGAAACACCAACGCAATATAAATACCGTTTTGAGGGAGAGGTTGAACCTTGTGTTGATGTGGCGAATAAAGAAACGAATTATAGTTCGGCCAGTGTAGATGTTTGTGTTTATGACCAGAAACTAACAAGAGTTAATCTTATTGAGTTTAAAGCTTATAATGTCGAAAGGTTTGATATTCAAAAAGACTTATTGAAATTAATGATTGAGAGTAATGATGTATGCTTTTTTGTTCATATATTGAAATCGAAAAACAATGGGACATTGTATTCTTTGAAAAAAGATAAATATCAAGGGGTTATTGATAAATATATAGCTTCAATTTCTTCTATATACAAGAAATATGAAAAATATATAAACACAAAAAAAATAATATTTTATATTGCAGATATAAAACAAAAGGCTATAGAAAAAAAGATAATAACAATAGATGATATTTCTAGAGGAGATTATCGTTCTTTGATGTAATTAGCATTGCTGCTTTATATTTTAAACACGACAACCAATTTAATGTTACGAATTTGGTTGTCGTGTTTTTTATTACCCAAAAATAAGTAGATTATTTTGCAGTATGTATATAAAGCGGAGAAATACAGTATTGTATGATGTTCATCTTATGAGCAACAGCTTCACGATTGACGAAATTATGGGCGAGCAAACGCTTACTCTAAATTTCTTGTCTCGCAATGTGATAGACTTTGAGGTTGGAGATTACGTTGAATGTGAGGGCGAAGTGTATAAGATCCGGCATAAGGAGAAAATCGTTAAACGGGAGAAGTCGCTTGGCTGGGAGTATAATATTCCATTCTATTCAAGCAAATATGACCTGGAAGATGTCGTGTTCTTCTTGAATGGTAAGCCTGAATATAAGAAAAATTTCGATTATTATACCGGTACGGCAAGACAGATCCTTGAACTGATTGTCAAAAACATGAACCGCGAAGATTCCGGTTGGAAAGCAGGGTCGTGTATAGAGTCCCGCGCTATTACCGTTTCTTTTAAGGATAAGAGCGTTGGAAACGTTTTGGATGATACGGTGAAACAACTAGAGACAGAGTGCTGGATATCTCAGAAAACGGTTAGTATAGGGAAAAGGAAGTATGAGAGCAATGGCATTGTACTAGCACAGGGTGAAGGACTTGGATTTACTGAACTAGAAGTGTCAGCCGTAGATGATGAACGACCTACTACGGTTATTTTTCCCTATGGATCAGATAAGAATCTCGGCTCTGATTATGGTGCCGACTATTTGATGTTGCCTGACGGGTTGAAGGAGCTGAGTAAGAATACAGAGAAGTATGGACGGTTAGGGCAGAAGAAGATACAGTTTGATCATATTTTCCCGCAGGGAGAGTTTACGGTAACAGAGAAGATCGACACTCTTACGCTTAAATGTGATGTTGATTTCAACCTGAAGGATTGTTTGATTGATGATGTGGAAGTTATTGTAACCTTTCAGAGCGGGGGATTGGCTGGCTATGATCTTGCTATTGTAGAAGGATCATGGGATAATTCAAAGAAACAGTTCAAGTTGAAGGTAAACAAGGAGGAAAACGCTTTGACCGTCCCCGGTGACATCAATTTTTCTGTTGGTGATAAGTTTATCCTCACCGGTCTGAAGATGCCACAATCGTATATAGATAAAGCCGAAAAACAACTGCAAGAGGAGGCTCAGACTTGGCTCGATGAACATTGCGAGAAAAGGGTACAGCTGAAAGGTAAATGCGACGAAGGACTGTTTCGGCAAATGAATCTATTCATTGCCTGCGGGCAGATGGTCGGGGTTTATTCCGATCAGCTAAAGATTGATCGAGAGATCCGGGTAACGAAAGTTAAGCGTTATATCGAGAATGATAATAAACCCGCATACCGGTACGAGCTTACTTTATCTGATTTTCTTCAGGGTAACGGTTTCAAGGATCTGGTTAATGATGTCGATAAATTTCCGGATGAAATCGAGGATAAGGTTAAGCCGGTCCGCGAGTGGACGAAGCGTTCCTGGCGGGATGTGATGGAGACGCTAGGGATGATGTTCGATCCTGAAGGGGACTATTTCACCGAACTTATCAAGCCGTTGGCTGTTCATACGGCACAGTTGATCGTCGGAACTAACTCTCAGCAAATGGATCTTATCGGGGTGAAGTTTATTCCTAATGCCGATAACGATCCGAACTATTTCAAAAGCACAGCCGGGAAGCTGGTGCACTTTACGGTCAGTGAAGATGAAGTTAGGGAATGGGTTATTCCGGCTTCTTCCCACCGATTGAATAACGCGTTCCCTTATTATGTATATGCAAAGTGTCCGAGGGAGGGAAATACCGGTTCCATATTGGCATCAGAACGGCAGATAAAACTGTTGGACGATCCCAACTATTATCACTTTTGGGTTGGCGTGCTTAATACGCCGGAAGATAATGTTCGTTCTTGGCTCCCGAATTATGGGTTTACCGAGATAGCTGGTCAGACGATCACGACAGGATTGATAAAGGATAAGTTAGCCAGATTAGTTATCGATCTGGTAAATGCAAAAATTACGGCTTCCAATGGTGCTACAATTGAAGGGAAAGTTACCTTCAAATCCGGGACATCTGGTTATAATAACATTTCCGATCGCCCGAACCTTCAACCTATATACGATGGCGTAAGTGATGCCCTGACAGAAGCTGAAAATGCTTCAAATGCGGCCAACAGCGCCCAATCGACTGCAAATAATAAGGCAAGGGTATTTTATCAGACAGCGGCGCCAAAATCCGGTATGCGAACAAATGACTTATGGGTGGACGGAGTGAATATTTATAGATATAGCGGTTCTTCATGGGTTCTTGCCTCGAAGTATGACAATACGATAACAGAGATCAACGGCGGGCTGATAACCACAGGCGCAATCGCTTTTGGAAACACAGGGGGAATGTCGGCGTCCGGTACAATCCGTATTTGGTCGGGAGGAACAGCCGGGACGAAAGGACAACCTCCAACAGATCCTACATTCCGTGTTGAAAGCAATGGTAACGTTGAAAGTCGTGGATCGATTTACATATCCAATGCCAACGGAGCAAAAATGGCAGGTTTCTCTGGTAACGGAACTTCAATCAGTTCTATCCGTATTTGGGCCGGTGGCAGTACTCCGGAATCCGGAACTTTCAGAGTTACCCAAGACGGAACTGCCCATATGTCTAAGTTAAATGCAACAGGAGGAAGTATTGGAGGCTTTAGCATTATTAATAATCGCCTTTTATGGGAGGGACGTGACTATTTTGGAGATACATCTCGGACCCTAAAGCTTGGATATGGTAGTAATAATGATGGGTTGGTTGATGTTGCTTTCGGGGCTTCCACACAAGGACGGTTTGGAGTGAAAGCGGTGGGGCGTGCTCCAGGTTCTGCCGCTATTTATGGGTCAAGCCAATCCGCCCAGTCTTATCCCCAGGCTGGTACTGTTTGGGCTGCTTGGTTTGATGGGTATATGTTCTCCGATGGCTATTTTACCCGAAGTCCTAAGGGCGTTGTAAGAGGCGGCTTGAAAGGGGCATATCGTATAGATAATAGTGATACGTGGTTTGTCTTTGATAATGGGATAGCCGTAGCGTGTACTAAACCAAGGTCAGTCGACTTGGATACAGATAAATTTTGAAAATATAATATTAACAGATAAAGATATGAAATTGACATTAAAAGACAGAGTATTAATACTCAACTCGGTGTTACCACAGTTTGACACTTTAAAAAACATGAAACTGAAAATATCGATTGATCGTAAAATAGCCATTGAGGAAGTCGATCAGAAGCGAATAGTTATTAAAGATTTGGGAGGTGGACAAATCAATATAGGCTTCACGGATGCAATGGCAATTAGTGAAACTGCCGACATTTTATTGACTGATGAAGAACTGGTATATTTAAAAAATCGTGTTGAATTCATTGATATGAATGGAATGTTTTCTGAATTCACCATGCCGACATACGAAAAGATTCTTGATGAACCGTTACAGGAACCGGTTGAGGAGGTAGTTGAAACAGAAGAACCTGCTAAAGAACCTGTATCTGAAAATATCAATCAAACAGATATTGAAGAAGAGGAAGAAACTTTCGCTCATTGATTATTAACTTATTTATTAACAGGTCGTAAGGCCACAAATAAAAAAATATGACAACATTATTAATCGTTTTATCGATTTTGGCAATTCTATCAGTGTTTGCCATCAGTCTTTACACTGGCGCCGTGTGCATCAAGGGAAAGGGTATTCCTTATTCGATCAGCGCGACGTTTTACGCATTAGCGCATAAGTATTGGTTCCGGTTCACAATGTGGACTACTCCGATGTTACTCATACCGGGCATCCTAGAGGTCAGCCGGCCGGGCACCGAGTTTCTAGCTTTTCTGGCGTTAATCGGCATGTTTGCAATCGGCAGTGCTCCGGACTACGCACGTGATCCGTTTCAGCACAAAGTACATGTCTCCAGAGCGGTTATGTGTATTCTTTTCTCGCAGCTCTGGGTGGCTCTCAATTGTTGGTGGGTACTATTGCCAGTCTGGTTGGCCTACCTGACTTATACCGGTATTGCGATCGCCCAACAAAAGGAGGGTGTACTAGTATATAAATTTATGCAGTCAAAGCCTATGTTTTGGGTTGAAATTGCCGCATTATCAACTACTTATATGACTCTTGTGCTTAAATTGCTTTTAGAATAGCATTTAAATAGCGTTTAAAAAACTCCGCCTCCGAACTTCGCAGCAGGGAGACGGATAATTTAAATCTAAATCTTTGTACAAATACAAAGATCCATACTAGTAATACAAATGTAGAACAATAATCTGAAAAACAAAGCATGAACATAGAATTAACAGACATAATAACGATTGTCGGCACGATGGGAGGGATTGAGGGGATCAAGTGGGGTCTCCGAGCGTGGGTGAACCGCAAGACGGATGCCCGTAAAGAAGATGCTGCAGCGGATGCGATGGAGATTGATAATGAGAAGACCCAGGTTAGCTGGCTTGAAGAACGTATAACCCAACGAGATTTGAAGATCGATGCTTTGTATGTCGAACTCCGAGAAGAACAGTCTGCTAAACTGGAAGAGATACATAAGCGGTACCAGGTTGAACTTGCTTTAAAAGATGCGGAACATAATCGGTGTGATATGTCAGACGGGGACTGCAGCCGACGAATCCCGCCACGAAGAAAAATTGAAATTGATAAAAAGGAGGATAACAAATGAAAAAGAATGAATTACCTAGAGGGCTGAGAAACAACAACCCAGGAAACATCAGACGTAATAGCGACGTGTTCCAGGGGGAGGTGAACCCTAGCCGTGATCAACAGTTCAAACAATTCAAGACGATGGCATACGGTTATCGGGCAATGTTTAAGATACTGTCGAATTATTACCGGAAGTATAGTTTAACCACTATCCGCAAAATAATCGGACGCTGGGCACCGGAGAACGAGAACAATACGGCCGCGTACGTGTCGTTGGTAAGTAGCTATTCTGGAATCGGGCCCGACGACCTGCTCAGTTTCGACCGTGAACAAATGATCAGGATCGTGGCCGGCATGAGTCGTGTCGAGAATGGGAGAGAGGCCGACATGTCGGACGTGATAGCAGGATGGGGGTTACTATGAGAGTCCTATTATATATATGTATTGCCTTTTGGCTGGTAGGCTGTACTAAGACAGTCTATGTCCCGGTTGAGTCTGTCCGCGTTGAGTACCAGGATCGCTATCTACGTGACTCGATCTATCAATACGACTCTGTGTATTTCGCGGTCAAAGGTGATACTGTGTATCTCGAGAGGTACAAGACGCTTTATAAAGATCGCTTCATTCGTGACTCGATCTTTCTTCAGGACACGATTCGGGTGCCCTATCCGGTCGATAAGATTGTCGAGGTGAACCGGCTACGATGGTATCAGCAAACTCTGATGTGGATAGGGGTAGGAGCACTCTTTATATTAATGATCTGGCTTATTAAGCGTAAGAAATAACGTTCATTTAATATTAATTAGGCCGTTTTCTCGTGAGTAGGATAGGACGGCCTAATTATCTTAATGCTGGGAGCTAAATGATCCTCTTTTATATAATGTTTCAAATGATGGACTTGGAGAAATACTTATTATTATACCATTATCTACTGTTGTTGGCTTATTAATCCATCCTTCTTCATATAATGTTTCAAAATACCATTTAGGATATTTTTGGGGGTCAACAAATCCTGTTTTATGTAACTTTTCGATTATTTGATCAAACATCTCCAAAATACCAGGTGTAAATTTACTGTTCATATCTTATTTATTTAGATTATTATTAGCCTTTAAAACAAATTATACAAGGTAAAGTTCAGAAATATATAACCCAGGTGGAATTAATCTACTGATTTTTTTGTTGAATCTTGTTCTTTCTTCATTTTATCTTTGCGTTCTCTTTCCTTTTTTTCCTTTTCTTCTCTATTAATCTTATCAAACATGTAAATGAAGAAAAGAATAACTAAGGGTATAGAAACCCATAGAGAGATAGGTGTTTTATTTTCTCCAAAATCTGAATCTCTAAATAATAATATAAATGTTAATATGTCCATGTTGAAATTTAATTTTTTGCATAAAAATACAAGTTATTTCAATCTGTTATTTATTGAATCGTATGTTCTTAGGCAGGTGATTCAAGTTTTTCATATAAAGACGTCTGGGTGAGCGATCATCTGGACGCTCTTTTTACGTTCACACCCTATATATTGCATTTCATTATGCTGTTTTGGTTGTCTACAGATTTAGTTTGGTTGATTTTTGTTTCTTTAGTATTTTTCTAATCTGTTAGAATGTTGTGATAAAATAAAAATTTCAAATTTAAAGACTTATGATTACTGAAAAACAATTTAAGAAAAGATTAGCTAGGACTCTTCTGGTTCGACAAAATAAAAGCAATAATGCGTTTGTTGATAGCAGATCTGAATTTATAGCAACAAATAGGCTGATTAATGCCATACAAAGAAAACAAAATAAAGTCAATGATTTCAATTCTTTACAGGAAGGAGATGCTAAAAAACTCATGATAGACATGTTTAAAAAGAAAAAATTTCTTTCTTCTGGAATGGAAGAAGAAAGTATACAGCGAACTCCAGACAAATCAAGTTATCTTGGAGGGGACTTATTTACTGTTAGTAAATCAGACTTGGGTCATGGAACATTGACAAATTCTACAACACAAGATTATGTAAATGAATCGTCTACCCCTAAACCAACCAATGTTTATTTTGACTATGCAACAGCTTCGGGTAAAACAGCGGCTTCGGGTCTTGTAAAACAAAGTCCTTTAGCTTATGGTATAGATAATCCTGTATCAGATTTTGCTTATTCAACTGGTAGAATATGGGATGCAGGTCACAAGTTGGGAAGGCAAAATGGTGGACTTGGAGATAATAAAGATTGGGTGTTTCCACAAACTCCTGCTTTTAATCAGGGAAATAGCAGGTTGATGAATGGTGCGACAAAGCAATCCACAGGAGCTACATATCCTCTTTGGAGAGAACATGAAAACACCTTTCATGATGGTGTTGAGAGTGATGGCGCCGGATGTTGGTGGATTAAAACAGTATAATTCTTAAAATAAATATCAATAAAGTTGATTTATTTTAAGTTAAGGTTGAAGTACTTAGGTGATGATTTCTAGACACGTTTCTATGACACTTTGTCTAATATTGTCGGATCATCTGCCTTTTTCTTTAGAAAGTCATTGTCAATGACATAGGCATCCATCTGATCGGCAGGGAAAGGAAGCAGTAGCTGCTCTATGTCTGATTTCCCTAGCTTCGGATCAAGCCACATTTCCTCGTCTTCCTGATTGAGTATTGCTGGCATCCGGTGTTTCGTATTGTGGATATAGTCAGTGAGAGGATTCGCATCAGTCGTGATAATCGAAAACGTATTGACAACTTCCCCAGTCGATTTGTCTAGCCAGGTGTCATATATTCCAGCCATTGAGAATATCTCTTCGTCTTTCAGAAAAATATAGTAGGGGATTTTCTTGCCTCTTTCATGTCTCCACTCGAAATATCCTGTCGATGGGACAATACAACGTTTTGATCGGATCGGTTCCCGGAACGAGGGTTTAGAGAAGATCGTATCAGCCCGGGCGTTCAACGTCATCCGCTTTATCTCATCGGCTTGTTTCTCGTCTTTCACCCAGAACGGGATCAATCCCCACCTATAACTCTGAATTTCTGGATCAGAAGTAATGACCGGACAATCAGGAAAACTGAAAGCATTAACCCTATACTGCTCCTGCTCTTTAAGAATCTTTTCCGCGATCTCAACCACACTAAGGTTGCGGCCATACCTGGCAGCCAATTTTGTAGCCTTTGCACTCATGCTATTATAGAAACACATACTACTTAATCTTTATAACGTCCGACAATCTAGTTGTATAACAAGGCGAGAGCAGTTCTTGTTTCAGCTTCCATTTTCTCCGCCCGCCCTGAATCGCCAAAGATAGATTATTTCGGGTAAATCCGCTATTGAGTCGATCTACTACTTCCATCAGTTTTTTATGTTTTTCCCGATCTACTGTGTCAAACATGTTTTGTTGTATCGCACGATCAGGAACGATATCCATGATAATGACACCTGCTTTCTTGAAGAAATAGCCTTTTCGGTAGATGTTCCGGAGAGCGGTCAGGGCATAGTGAACGATTTCCGGTGTGCTATTCGTTGGTACCGGTAGCTTGATAACGCAGTTTTTGAAATATTGTGGTAAGTCCTCCCGGAAGTTATTGGTATGAATAAACACCATGAGAGCTTGAGCACAAGACTTTTGTTTTCGAAGTTTTCCTGCGCAAATGCTAGCGAAGGAAGACACAGCCTCTTCCAGTCCTTCTATTTCAGTAATGCTTTGGCCAAACGCTCGGCTGGTACAGATTTGTTTCTTTGCCGGTGTAACTAGCTCAAGATCGATGCAGGGCTCCCCGTTTAATTCCTTCCAGGTACGTTCACCGACAACGGTCATTTGTTGCCTAACCCATGCTTTTGGCATTTGAGCAAATTCGTAGGCGTTGTGTACACTGTATTTCTCTAATCGTTTTGCGTGTCGGTGGCCGATTCCCCACACGTTGCCGATCTCAGTACGTTTCAGGGCTTCAATCCTCTTTTCTTCAGTTTCGATAATACAAACCCCTTTGTATCCTTTGTGCTTTTTGGCGAACTTGTTTGCGACCTTAGCCAGTGTCTTAGTTGAGCCAATCCCTATACTGATCGGTATTCCGGTTCCCTGAGTAACCGATCGGACAATACCTTCTCCATATTCTTTCAGGTTGTATAGGTCGAACCCTGAGAGATCCAAGAATGCCTCGTCAATTGAATATATTTCGACAGAAGGAGAGTAGGAGGAAAGCATACTCATTACCCGGTTGGACATGTCACCGTATAGCGTGTAATTAGAAGAGAATACTCCGATGTTATACTGCTCAATCTCGGTTTTGATTTGATAAGCTGGTACGCCCATCTTTATGCCGATCTGTTTTGCTTCGTTACTTCTAGCGATCACACAGCCATCATTGTTCGACAGAACGACCACCGGCCGGTTGTTCCAGTATGGATTGAAAGCTCGCTCACAACTTGCATAGAAATTATTGCAATCGACTAAAGCAAACATACTATACCCTCCGATTATGGTTCTTGATAGAGTAGGTGACTATACCCCAGATCTGAAATTCATTTTCAGGAGTAACCTTGATTGGTTTATAAGCTTCATTGGCTGGGATCAACCAAATGACTTTAGCGTCTATTTTAATATACTTGATCGTGAACTCTCCGTCGATGTAACAAACTGCCATATCTCCGGATCGCGGTTCCAGCGACTTATCAATAACAAGTATGTCCCCGTCGTCTAATCCTGCATCTTTCATGCTATCTCCAGATACCCGGCCGTAAAATGTTGTACTGGGATGGTGGATCAGTTCTTTATTCAAATCGATAGCCTGGCTAATATAATCCTGAGCCGGACTCGGAAACCCGGCTTTGATACCTCCGTCTGCATAGGGCAGGGGCATAAAGGTTTCAGCATCTACTTTGTAGATGGTTAAATTCTTCTCGTTTTTACTCATAAATCTCAATCTCCTTATGACAAAGATAGAGAATGTATATGTTAAGTTGATTGAAGTAGATGTTAAGGATTTATTAGGGCTAGTAGGGAAAAAGGCTAGATTTTATTTCTAGCCTTTAAAATAATAGTTTCCCGTCTTTTTTATCGAGTATTGCTTTGAACACCCTTTTATAGATTTCGTACAGTTCCTTTTTGCTTTCTGGACCTGGCCAGTCAGCAAATGATTCTCCGGCGAAGAACTTCCAGGTAAAGATCTTAATTGCGCTTTCAGATATTTCAAGACTATCCAGTATTTCTCTTACTTCCTGCAACCGATCGCGTATATATTCGTTCTTATCCGGCTCTTCATCCAGGTCGTCGATAATATTCAGCCGTCGCCAGTCTACATTGTCGTCCACCGGTATAGGCTTGTATTTATGCCGGTAGGGAGACGTATCGGATGTTATGTTCAGTTTTATCATTTGAAGGACATAGAAGTCAAGCTCAGTATATTTGCCTTGCTTGGAGTCCATGAGTCGGAAAATGTATTCCGGATCCTTCTGTAATAACATGCACATTACCTCGTTCAGTACGTCGATCGCTTCGCTTGTCATTCCGGCAAGTGAACAATGATACTTAGCGTAATCCAGCCACCTGTCGTAACGTTTCTCTATATATTTATTCAATGCCTCACTTGCCATGTTATCGTTATTTAATATATTTGTTTTTGCTTATGAGAGGGTGGCGCTGTGAGGCGCTGCCTTTCTTTATTCAAACATCGCTTCAACCTGACGGGCAAATTTTCCCGCTGTGATAGCTAGGCTCTTTTGAGTAAAGATTTTTCCGTGAATAGTCCTAGAATATATTCTACCGGATCGGAGGTAATCAAAAGTGGCACACTTATCGTCACTGTAAATCAATACGAATCCTGTTTGACAAACATACCTGCCCTTGGTGTACTCCCCGAATCCTGATCTATGTGTTGAAAAATTCGCAAACGGTTTGTTGACCTTATAGCCACTATCAAATGTTGTTACCATCGTTTATTTTAATTTCAGGTGTAAAAACTAGTACTAACAGTGGCCATGCACTATCTGAACAATAGCATGCAGTTCCTATCAAAGCAAAGAATGCAATGTATATCAATGCAATTCCGATCCATTTCATATTCAGTTCTTTTTAAATATTAGTTAACCAATAAATTCCTTAAATGCCAATGTGTAAACATTGTATTGCTTTTTTACCACATAGAATGCAATAACATTAGAAGAATGTTGTGCATCGTCAAGTGTTAGAAGAGGGTAGGGATGACCTTCTACAGATTCGATTTGCTTATCTATATTGTCACCCCATAGCTCAAAGCCTTGTTTAAGGCTTTCCAATAATCGCAGGAGAAGATCTTCTCCTAATGCGTTTCTTATTTTGTCCTGATTTCTTAGTGCGTACCTCATTATCACTATAATTGATACAGCCGTAAGCTGCAAAATTGACCTGATGCATCTTTGTTCCCTGGCCTTTGAAACAAGGATATCGAATACACTTTGTACAATCCCTCCTCGGGTATTTGTTAGCGTCTCTCTGCTCTTTAACTCTATCAACACTTAGGTTCTCTTCCATTATTCGTCCTCCTCTGTTTCGTCGAACATGCGTGCCATCATATCGACAATGTTAGTTTGTATATTGTCCTCGGCACCAAGAACGGCATTACTGATATGCTTTTTCGCTTCGATGATCTTGTAGAGCTTTTGGTCGATCGTCCGGCGGCCGAGCAGGTAATAACAGTTCACCGAGTCCTTCTGTCCGATACGATGCGCTCGGCTCTCGGCCTGATCGCAGTCGGCATACGTCCAGGGTAACTCAATAAAGGCAACGTCACTGGCTACCGTAAGGGTGATACCGGCACTGGCCGCTTTGATAGAGCAGATAATAATGTCCGTCTTTGGATTCTTCTGAAAGGCATCAACGGAGGCTTGTTTCTCTTCCATATTCTGCCGTCCGGTGACGCATACGGCGGAAGGGAATGCTGTCAGTAGCCGGTCTACTATTTCGTGTAGGTTGCAGAACAGAATAATCTTTTTCCCATTCTCCCGGAAATCCTTTACGAATTCAACTACCTCTTTTAGCTTTCCACGTGCAGTGATGTCTTTTAAGATACCGATCTTAACCATTACTTCTCCTTTGAGAGACTTCTGGATCTTCTCGTCGTCAGCTTCCTTGTATCGCTTCAGGTAATCGATCAGGTCACGTTCGGCATCTTGATACTCTTTTCGATTAGTGATATCACAACTCATAACCTGTCGAACTTTATCCGGGAGCTGGGTAAGTACTTTGGACTTTTCTCGGCGGAAAAAGCAATTTTTCCACAACATAAAGTTTAGCTCCTTCAGGTTGGATGCCCCATTTGGACCGGAACAGTACCTACTCATGAAATATTTCCATCCTCCGAAATCGATCATTCGGTCCATTATCCCCAGCTGGCATACAAGATCATTCGGTTTGTTTACCACCGGTGTGCCGGTAAGTAGAATGATATACTCTTTTCCGGAAGCGATGCCCTTACAAAACTTGCTTTGCTGAGTAGATGTAGACTTTACTTTGTGGGATTCGTCTATAATTACCGATTTGAATAGATTTATCGTCTGATGGAACTCTACATCTTTAAGAGTCCATTTTTCAGACTTTGTGATCCTACGAACGAAATACTTTCGTAGACTTTCGTAGTTTACAATGAAAACCTGGTTCATGCCGGTTTGCCAGAAGAACGGCCAGCTGGTACGCACTGAGTCTGTTAAGACCATAGCTTTTTTATCGGTGAACTTTGCCCATTCTCTTTGCCAGTTTATCTTAACCACATTCGGACAAATAACCAGGCAGGGAAAAGCATTTGCTTTGTTGATCGTAGCAATAGCCTCTAGGGTTTTACCCAGTCCCATATCATCTCCATTAATAAAACGCTTCAGCTGGAGTCCTCTAGCGATCCCCTGTAGTTGATAGGGGTAAGGCTCTATCTTTAACCCGTGATCGCCTTCCAGTTCCGGCATGTCCGGTAGTGTATAGGCTACATCTTCATCGCTTTTTACGGCTTTCTGATCTCCCCAGATAACAGGTTCAAAGTGCTTGATATAGTAAGAGAACTGATCTAGTTCTGCTTTGCCTTTGTTGGTTGCTGGAACGATCCATGCTCCGCTAGCCTTGTCCCACCGGCGGCCGTCAACGGTAATAGATTCTTTAAATTTATCTACTACCTGCTGACGGTACCGGTCAAACTTGACTGCGTAATAGCTCCCATATTGAGTATTTTGCAGTGTAATTAACATAGTGATATTTGTTAAATGATTAAGCGTAAGGATCAAATGCCGGAACTTCTTCTGCGGCCTCGTTCATTTGCTCTTTCTTGGACTTGCGGCCGCGCTTCTTAGGCTTTTCTTCTATTTCGCCCGTGATATCGGATTCCTCCGGGGCGTCGAAGTCGAATGATTCTTGCTTGATTCCGCATTTGCCTTCAAAGAGATAAGCATCTACTTCGTAGCTGCATCGGTCGATAGCTTCCTTCAGTTCCGCGCCATATGGATAGCCATCGCCGGATTCATCCTCGTATTTTGTAAACGGTACCGACAGGTTCAGTACCTGGCCACTCTTCAAAAGTTTTTGTGCCTGGATTGACGCACCGGCAGACTCGTCGTTGCCACCTTTGCTGTATCCGGTAATTATGATGCTTTTCAACTTTTCGTTTAGATCATCATCGGACGGTTCGGCAACATTAACTAGGGTTGCTTCGTGCATTTCGCAAATTTTTACAACGTGCGGTTTGAGACGATCCAGGGCATAACGCAGGTCAGAATGAATAAACTGTTCCGACTCCTTCACGATGTTGTTTTTATAGTTCGCATCTATAAACTTTTCAGTGTACTCAGCTGTAAGCTGGTTGTTCTTCACCTTTACTTTTTGGATTTCGTACACTGGTTGTTCTTTTACTAATTCTTCCATGTTCATTTAAAATTTAGGATTGTTACTATTGTACATTTGTGGAGCCAGGGACATTTCCGCCTTGGCTTTACTGATAAGGGTACGACACCAATCCAATTGATGTGTCGCGGTACGGTTCAAACGCTCACACCAATCGACGAGATATTGCTCCTCCTTACATAGGCTATCAATGATCGCATTTACGGCTTTGGATGTAGCACCTGCCCGGCTAGCTGTTTCTCGGAGCGTATCGAACACCTCGGACTTCTTTTTTCCATTCAGGTAATACTTAGCATCGGCAAGCAGCTTCCCACTCCGGGCAATATAAACGGCTAGATCATTTCCGCGGAGAACAGCTTCCTGTACATCTTCGCTCATTGTGATATTTAGATAAGAGTCGATTGCTGCTAATTCTTCGGCAATACTCTCGATCGGTGTAATATTCAGATTCATTCTGTTTATTTTAAGATATACTCATGATTGCAACCGGTACAATGGAGGACAGGAAAGCATTCTCCTTTGACTGTTGTCTGGTATTTTTTTACGACCATTGGTGCACCGCATTCCGGGCACTTAGTCGATAATACCCGGATGAACCAGGCAATGATTTGTTTAAAAAACTTCTTCATATCTCTTATTCAATTAGCATCCACCAGCGGAATGCGAGTTCGTCGTATTTTTCTTTACCTTTCAGATAGATAGGATCATCGCGCTTGATGAAGACCTTAAATATCTTCTGGTTCTTTTTAGATATCCCGTATATGAAATCCTGTCGGCTTCCGGCAATATCCATATACCATGCGCGGGAACGGTCCCAGTCGAAGAAATCCACGGCTTCGTCGAACTGTTTCTGGGATTGGGCGAAGGTCGTTTTTAAGTCTCCACCGAATCCAAAGGCCTGTAACCACCAGTCCCATTTGCACCGAGTATCAAGAGTGTACTCAAAGTTGCCATATTGGAATTTTTGAGCTTTGTTTACCATGAATCGCTGTGTCTCTGCCTTTGCCAGCACTTGTGCCAGGAATGGGTCCCGGCGTGCTTCCATCCGTAGCGATTTGATCATAGCCAGAGCCAGTTCCCAATCTTCGCCGGAATACAATACATCGTCCACCATCCGCTTGTCATACCGTACCCGTTCCTGCTCCGTCAGCATTGCATCAACCAGACTGCCAAATTTGAAAGCCTTTTCCTTATCCCCGTATTGTGTACGGGGATAGAGGAGGTTTTTTAGTTCTGTCAGGTCTGAGTTACTGACTTCAGACCGGCTGTAATACGTGTCTTGCATCCTCTTCCTGTTGTTCTAGGTAGTCTAATACTAGTTTGTCGAACTCGAATGTGGTGGTGTTAGCAATCATCCAGCGTAGCCATTTCCGACCCTCTGAGGTTTCAATGATTGACTTCAGCCGAGCTGGATTACTCCGGTACTTACCGAAGTTGATCCAGCTTGTGAGGTAAAATTTCTTTCCCATTTTATTTAGCTGTTACATCATCAATGTATTTCACAAAGACAGATTTTATTTCTTCACCATCTTTGTTCATGACCTTCTCGCAGTAGGTGATCATCTTCTTATGCACCTTTTCGAGATCCTCCATGCTCATATTGATTCCTTCGCGAGTAAACCACATCTGATATACCTGAAGAAACCCTTGCGGGTTGGTGATCTGTATTTTCTTCTTAACCTTTGCCTTTGTCGGAGTAGATGGCATACTGGCGGCTGAGAAATCAAATGCGGCCTGTACTTCAGCTGCCGCTTTATCAGCTTCTGCTTTGGCCTTAGCTTCTTCTTCCTTACGTTTGCGCTCTTCTTCCTGCTTGCGGAGTTGCTCCTGCTGTTCTTTTTTGCGTTGCTCTTCCTGACGAGCAGCTTCTTCAGCATTGGTGCGTCGTAGCTCTTCCTGTTCTTCCAGCTGCTTCCGGAGAGATGGCAGGCGATCGATCAGAGACTGTTTCAAATCCTCCAATTCGAAAGAATAACGCTTTGTGTATTCTTCTTTTTTAATGGATGCTAATTCGTTTTTTATGCCTGTTCGGGTGGCCGCGTCCATGTAAAAGGTCTGGAAAGTATCTTTTACGTTATTGGCGAAATCAGTCCAGTTGAAGGTCGTATTAGCTTCTTTGATTTGTCTGCAAACATCATTATATGTTGCTAACGTTGCGTGGTCGTACATACCATTTAAAGCATTGATATGCCGGCTTACATAATTGGTATAAGTAGTGTCTAGCAATAGAGTGATATCCGCTTTATATTGAGCCTTCTCATTTTCAGCTAACTGGATTCTACGAGCTTCCTCTTCACGTTTTTTCTGTTCTTCCAGCTTTTTAGCTGCATATTTATTGCGAGCCTGTTGCAGTTTATAGGGGATAGTCCCTGATGTCTTGACATCGATTTCACTCTCTAAGGAAGTGAACCTTTTGGATATAGCGGTAAGCATTTGAGTTATCGGTTTTCTGCTACCATTGATACGCTCAAGCGTTTGCTTTGATGCCTCAATAAACTTTTGCACTTGGCCGTCCACCTCGTCAGAGTTGATCCCATTGGTTGCGTTAATTGTATCCAGCAGAGATTTACCCGCGTTGCTGCATTTTGTAACTCGTGTTTCATTTTCGGTAAGTATACCGGGAGCCGTTTGCAATATGTTGACTACTTCATTCGCCTTAAAAGGCAGATTGTTATTTTGTGTATCCATTTTGATTGTATTTAAATGATGATTACTATTTTAAAATCCGGAATAGCTAGCATCTTGGCTAACCTCGACTGTTACACCATGAGTTTTTATTGATTCTGGTTCCACCTGAGGTAACTGATCCATGAAGTCTTGCACAGGGTTGGCCGCTTGTGCTTGTATGGCCGCTTGCTGCGGTTGGGCTGAGATATCTTCTACATCCAGCCCGTAATCGATTTCCTGAGGTTCTTCCTGTGTTTCGAATACAGTAAATTTTCCAGTCCGGACTTTGGGATAAGCATCGAAAGCATGTTTGATCATTTTGTTTTCTAAAAAACCTGGATCAATACCGCCGCCGTTGGATGTGTATAGTGCATTTGCATCACCAAGTACGCGTTTTCTAGCCTGTTGGTCGTATCGCGAATTTGCTTTTTCACTGTAGTGTTTCAAACGCTCGATATCACCTTCCATCATCCATTGATAGTCCTCAGAGCCATCATTGCGAACGATACGAATAAACGCTGCGATTACTTTGGTTGATGTTCTAGGGCAAGCCGCTGCATATTTGATCCGCTTAACGCCGTTATCGAGGCATGGAGAGAATGTATCTCCTTCATAAACGATAACTGGGTTATCTACATATTTTATTTGTCCGGCACGCATACGCATTGTCAGCTCTCCGTAACCGGTTATGTTAACGCTTGCTCGGTTTTCGTAGATGTCATATCCGCGTTCATCTTTGTAGCCGGTTTTTACCTTTCTTGGTAATATGTAACAGTGAGGTCGACCGGTAGGATCAAGAGATAAGCCGTTGACGGCCATGTCGAGGAAGCAACCGAATAACGACATAGGAGTACATTGCTGCAATGTAGGATTCTCTTGAAGAATCTTGTTAAAGTTGAATTTTTCCTTTTCATATACCTGTACTCCAACTGAGGTACCCCAGATGGCGTTGTACATAGTTATAAACTTTTGTTCTACAGGACTGTATTCTGCTATTTGTAGAGGCTGAAGTTTGCTAATCTCCTCTACCTTTAACTGAATTTGATTTGACATCATGATTATGATTTTAGTTTATTGATAATTCCCATTTGCTTGTTTTTATTCCCATTCTTTCAAAACGCAGTATGCCATGCTTAAAAATCCGGCTACTGTGATAATTTGCAGGTAGTAACCTTTGATTATTCCAATGCCACCTAATACTGCTAAGGCTATGAAAAAGGCAAAGCAGAGCCACCTCGAGATATCTTCGAGTTCCAAAAAGTTGAATTTCATCAGAATATGTTTTTGAAAATTTTGTTTGCCGGAAGTGCGTTGCCTAATATATCCATTGCACTAGCGTTTTCTAATTCGGAGCGTTTGAAGTAATACTTCCCGCGTTGAGAGTTTCCAGTCGGGTAGCCGATAATCCAGCGCTTAGCCCGCCATTCTTCGATCAATTTCTTTGAATATTCCCGCTCAGCATCAGCGGCAGTTACTACTTCGGAAAGAAGGCCTAAGCCTTTCAGCGTCGCAATTGTGCCAATTTTAATACTAGCGGATACAATTTCTTCTAATTTTATATCTTCCATTTTTAAGCAATGCCGTTTACTATTAATACTAGGGGTTGAGAGATTTCGAGTCGGATTTTATGTGGTAAACACCCGGTAACGCTTTACCTGGGATGCCTTGCTTATTAATACTAGTTATTCGCTTTTATTCGTTTTTGAATAGATTTTTATCGTTTGCATATCTCATGAACTCGGCCATGGTATGTATATTTAGTTTCCGGAAAGTATTCTTCCGGTGGTTCTTTACGGTGTGGGTAGAGAGGAATAGTTGTTCAGCTATTTCTTCGTCACTTTTGCCGTAGTAACATAGTCGCATTATTCTTAATTGACTTTCAGATAATGTACTGTTGAATTTGGGGTTGCAAATGACATTAAAGAACTTGCATTCACCTCTTAGGGGACAGCCCACAAATTCAAAGTGAAAATTCCAGTTCTCATCAACATCGATTTCGTTGTCGTACAAACCGAAATTACATTTCACAAACCTTCGAACTGCTAGGAAATCCCGGTACATGCGATTGCCTTCGTACCTAGAGTATATCTCCCTTAATGCTGCATAGGCATCCGGGTAGAACTCTTCGAGAACTTCAAGGAACCGTTGAATGAAATCTGTATCAGATTCCTTCAACTGGCGTTCCGGCATTCCCTGTTCGCGGATCGTTACTTCTCCTTCGGGAGTGGTATAAAATTCTATTGCTCGCATGGCTGTCCCTCCGGAAAAAGAATTTCTACAGGCGTTCCGAGTTCATGAGATATAGCCTTTTTACATAGCTTGTCGGGTTTGAATACTCCTCTAAGCCAGTTATAGACTGTTTGCTCTGAGCGCTCTGTTGCGTTTGCAATTCGTCTGACAAACTCCTGCTTAGGAGTGGGGACTTCATCGAGCGCCTCATATCTATCTTTAAAAGATAGTGCACCTGCTTCATGATACTGTGGGGTCAATTTTTCCATTTTTACCTCCTTACATTATATTATATGTTGTTTTATTCACTACTTTTGAAGCTATAAGAATAATTATAGCGCAAATATAAAGAGAAATCTTTATAAATAAAGATATTCATAAAGAATAATATTTATTTTAAGATTAATTTACTTATGACAGGACAAGATGTTAGAAATATCCTTAAGAAGGAAAATGTAAAGATGGCAGAAGTGGCTGATAAGTTACATATTACGCCTCAGACGTTAAATAGTCGTCTTAATGCAAAAACTGTGAATTTAGATTTTCTAAAAGAATTAAGTGCGGTTTTAGGTAAGGAAGTTTTGTTCTTTATAGATAAAGAAAATCCTTTATCTAGTACTGTTTGTTCAGCCTCTCATGATCATCAGCCTATACTTGATATTCGTGTTTGTGCTGGTAACGGTATTGGTTTGGAAGGTGATGAGAATAAAATTATGGATTGGGTATCCATACCGGCCTTTAAGGGGTGTAAGGGTATTATGGTCTTTGGTGATAGTATGTATGATAAGTATAAGTCTGGAGATGTGATCTTTGTCCGTCCAATTGAAGGACGTGATGATGTTGATTTCGGTCAATGCTACGTTGTTATAACCAGGGAAGATCGGTATATAAAGAATCTTTATGAGAGTGCCAAGGGAGACAGCTATGTAACTATGGTATCATATAATATGGATTTGAATCCAGATGGACGGCGTATGTTTCCTGATCGGGACGTGGCAAAGAACGACGTTCTATTCTTATATAAGGTTGTCGGTAAGTTGAGAAGGAATCAATTATAAAAACAACTTAAAACTAGTATAATATGTATAGAATTCCAAAGATTGTCTTTTTTTTAGTTGCATTATTGCTTGTGTCCTGTGATAAAAAATACTCTTATATAGAAATAGTAAAGGAAAAAGGGTTGGTGAATGACCTTTATACGGAAAAGAGCTTAGATCCAGAAACTATTACTGCAATAAATGATTCTTTAGCTTACTTGAAAGCTTATGAAAAATATTGTATATCTGTTTGTGCTAATAAAAAAGCATCAAAATCTTTGGGGTATTCATTTGGTGAACCTTCTTCTTTTAAGTTATTAAATAGTGATGGGCTTGATGTTTATGTGACGGCTAATGTTGATCCTAATGCAATTAGTGAAATAGAAAATCGGATCCTAGAATCTACTGGATGTGCTGTTTCTGAGAGAACCCCTGCTCATATTGAGGCTATTTCAATCGGTGATACTATTATTCTCCATAAAAAGGAGGAGTGGAATGTCAAGCAAAAAGAATTTGTGCCAGCAACTAAGACTTCTCTATATGGAAATAAGAAGAGCTTAACTTCGGACTACTTTATAAAGTCATTTCCAAATGGTACAAAAGCTGTAGTTCTAGATTATTATGAGGAGAAGTTAGTAAATGGTTCTCTATGGAAGGTTTATAAGGTAAAAGCGGAATCTTCAGAGGGATGGGTTGCTGATTTTGAGATAGAGAAAATAAATTGAACTAATATAAATTGTAGATTATGAAAAACACAAATAAGACAGAAGAGGAATCTGTGGGAAAAGAGCCTGTTCATATAAATGACGCTTTAAGAAATGCAATTGAGGAACTTCAATGTGTTGCAAATAGAAAAGATGGGATTAGAGGTATAAATTCTGGATTTAGAGATATAGATAAGTTGACATCTGGATGGCAGAATGGAAATCTTATAGTAATTGGAGGTGGACCTGCAATAGGAAAAACGTCATTCATTTTGTCTTTAATTATAAATATGGCTGTAAAGAATATGACTCCTATCCCAACAGCTTTATTTTCTTTAGAGATGAATTGTACTCAACTATCAAATTGTTTTATAGCAAATATTTGTGATATATCACTCAGTGAATTGAGAAGTGGACGCTTAGAATCTTATCAATGGGAACACTTGGATTCTAAGATAAAGGATCTGTATGATAAGCCAATCTTTATAGATGATACACCTGGTCTTTCCGTTTCCGAGCTTTGTAATAAGGTGCATCGTTTGGTTCATGATTATGGTATAAAGTGTCTAGTCGTTGATTATCTGCAATTGATGAATGCAAAAGGTATGACTTTCAGTAACCGTGAACAAGAGATTAGTCTTATAGTACGTTCTTTAAAAAATCTGGCTAAAAAATTAAATATCTCAGTTATTCTTGTTTCTCAGCTAAGCCGGGCGCAGGAAAGCCGTCAGGGAGCGGAAGGAAAACGTCCGCAACTAGCGGACTTGCGTGATTCAGGTGCTATTGAACAGGATGCTGATGTTGTATGTTTTGTTCATCGTCCTGAATATTATAAGATAACAGAAGATGAACGTGGTAATTCTTTGATAGGACTAGCTGATATTATTATTGCTAAACAAAGGTGTGGAGATATTGGAGAGGTTAGATTAAAATTCATAAAGGAAACAATGAAATTTATGAATTTGGATGATAAAATTTCACCTCCTTCTGATTTAAACTGGAATAGTAATATGATACCTTATTAGTGGTCTATAGATTAAATATTATATAATAGGCTCAAATTAATCTATAATGGGATAATTATAAAAATAATTTAAAACTAGTGTTAATATGGAAGACTTGATGACCTTTGCAGGGATAATTATTATTGTATTTGGTATTCTACAAATCGTTCTATTTTTCAAAATATGGAAAATGACAAATGATGTGCACAAAATAAAATATGAGTTGACAAGTGACAAGAGTATAAATCAATCTATTCTACTGTTATTGAAAGGAGATACAAAACTTGCCTATGATAAGTTGTATGATTCATTTCTCAATGATGTTATTACTGCTAGTAGATCTAGTTGGACTAGTAATCCTGCAGAAGATTATAAAGAAGATTTTAATAAAATAGTAGAATTGTACAAACCAATATTTGAAAAAATAGGGTTAGGACATCCAGACTATTCATTGTGTGATGAATTAAAGAAAGTCAAAATCTAAATTGTATATTATGGATAATCTTAAGAATATCAATGATATTATGTTCTGGCGGACAAAGAGTGATATTATACTTACTCAGTATGCCATGAGAGATAGGAAAGTTGGTTATTTTGTTAGAGCTCGTTATTACAATAATATCAAATCGTTTACAAAGGATCCCACTGACAGAGATATTATAGAAGAGCATCTGATCAGGGAAAAATGGCTGAAAAGAACTGACGATAAAGAACACTCAATCTCTATTACTGAAGAAGGTTTTTGCGTACTTAAAGCGGGAATTATTGAAACAGAGGTTAGAGCGATGTTGAACAACTATTTATCAGTGACTATTGCTCTTTTTGCTTTGGTGATTTCATTGATAGCATTAATTGATAAAGCATGAATTGAAATGAAGAATAATTGGGTTTCATTATTAGCGTTGGGAATTTCTGTTTTGGCACTGATTTTTGTATCATTTCATGTAGAAGTGACTGTTACTCATGAAACTTTTATAGGGATTATGGCCTCGTTTATGGGAGCCGCGGCTACTATTATTGTTGGAGCACAGATATATAATTCTATTGAAGCTAAAAGGCAATTTACTTTGCTGAAGAAACAACAAGATGAGTTTTATGAAAATTTTAATAAGATCAAAAAAGAAATGCCGGAAATAAAGTCTAATATTCATGTTTTTTGGTCTTTAAGAGAAAATCAACAAAGGCAACTACAACATTTGTTGTGTGCGTTGTATTATCAATTACAGTCTGATAATGTTGAAAAATTAAAAGAAATATTAGATGATATGGATAAGTGTATCATGGACGCTATGTATAGATATACAGGATATTCAGGAGGAGTACCTTGTAAAGTAAATGAAGATTTTATGGCTGATATAAACTTTGAAATAGAAGGTAATAGAGTTATTGATTATATTAAAAGTAATTCTAAATACTTCTATATAAAAGAACGATTTGAAAAACTACTTTCTAGAAGAGAAAGCTTAATTCCTGAAATGACTAGGCATAGAGATGAATATTATGAGTATAAAAGATTGGGTAATGAGTATTTTAATATACAGCGAGCTGAATCCGAGAAGAAAGAAAATAATAAAAAATAATACGGTGGATATATGAGACTGATAGATATAAAACAATGTATTAATATCGCATTTGATAATTTAGATTTCAAAATTAGTGATATTGGTGGAGGAAATTGTAGGATGATTGGAGTTCAGAAGTTTAGAATTGTTTTATTTCAGTTGTCTCAAGCAGGTTTTATTCAAAGAAAAGATTTCCAATTTTATGATGATGTGGTTAATACGGTTGATTCTGATAAGTTGACTTATTCTACTAATGTTTTGAGTTATATAGCCGATTATATGGTAAAGATAGTTTTTTTAGTTGAAATGCTTCATTGTTGGATAAATGAATATTTACCTGTAGTGGAAGATGAAAAAACAATAAATATAAAATTACCTCAAATCGAAAATTTGGAAAGATTAGCAGAAGTTAGTTCTTTGTTAGAGAAATCATTATCGGTAATTGTGTATGAGAATGGGGGAGATCCTATAAAAGTGAAACAAATTGACCATGGTTCATTTTGGGTTATAATATCAGTTTGTAGTGTTCAAATAGTTAAAGCAATAGCAAAAGCTGCCAATTTCGCTGTAGAATTGGCTCAAAAAATAGTTGAATTAAAAAAGTCGATAGCATTGTTGGATAGAATGAATATTGAAAATCAGGCAATGGATAACCTATTGAAGTTACAGGAATGTGCTATTGATAAATTGATTCAAGAAAAAGCTATGGAAATGAACTCTGAGTTACCAGAAAATCCAGATTCTAATGAGAGAGTAAAAAGGTTAGAGAAATCAATAAAGGAATTAGTAGATTTAATTACTGATGGAGCTGAATTTCATGCAGCATTAACAGCTTCGTCTGAAATTGTTAATGAATTTCCAGATTTCAATAAAATAGATTATTTAAAAAATAGCGTAGGGGTCCTATCAGAAAATAAAGATACAAAAGACGAAGTAGAACAAAATTGATAAAATCATAATTGGACAAAATATAAGTATCAATAAGATTGTGATCTTTTTTAATGTTATGCTTAGTCTATTAAAAAGTAGGTTGGTATTTATTAGTAATATTTTTAATATAAGAAATATACCGATACTTGATTTTTTGACTATATGGGCAGTTATAATTAATTTGATTAGATACTGTTTGATCATAATGCTTTTATTCTAAAATATAAGTCACATGGAGAATGAGCTTTCTGTACTTGTTTCTTGGTTAATTTCTTTCATCGGTATAGGTGTTACTGCATTACTAGGCATTAATATCTGGACATCTCTTAGTATTGATAAAAAGATAAAGGAAATAGTAGGTAAAGAAGTTGCAGATTTGAAACAGCAAAATGATAAATTGAGAAAACAACTTATTAATTATGCAAAAGCGATAGGAGAAAGAGCTAAAGGGGATCAACTTTCGGCTTGGGGAGCAACGACGGATGCTTTTTATAATTATATAAATAGTTTAGAGTATTCATTTAATGCTGATAATAAAGAACTTTTATCTGAAAACTTAAACGATTGTATTGAGATCATTAGAATAAATCCATCATTCATTATTGATAATGAAATAACGATAGATAATATAGAAGAAATTAAGAGAATTCTTCTGAATATTCAGGACGAACGCTCTTATGAGCTTTATTCTTATTTCGTTTCTCTTTCCAAGAACGATAACTCTCAATCTCCTCAGGAATTACTATCAGGAGAAAAAAACGAAGAAGACAATATAGAATAAATAGTCCAATCAACATTATACATGTTGAAGCTATAATAAATAAGATTTGATTGAATAAATACATAGTCGTTTTAATATAAAATATAAGTCACATGGAAGATAAAGACAAAATTATCGCTACTCTCCGGAAGCAGTTAAAGGATGCTGCTAGCCGGTGCAATGCCCTGGAGCAAGAAAATGCTCTCTTGGCATACCAACTTGAAAAGAAGGGGGAGAAATGTCCTGCATCACGCTAAAGATAGATAAAGGGCAATCACCTACCTTCCACGAGATAATCCGGCTGTCTCAGGTATTCGAGAAGGTAACAGAGTATAAGAAGCATTACTCTGTTACTATATCCGAAGAAGAGTTATGCCGGTATCCGGATCAGGTTCACAACATCATTAGTCTGTTTTCAACTCTTCAGGAAGGGGAGTGGTTTAATATCCCGGATTACGGGACAGACGCCTGGGCAGACTGGATGATCGATCTGCATTTAGGCAGAAGAAAAGGAAAGTAA